AGAGGAATTCATAAATGTTATCCATCTATTACCAATGTCTTGGGTTCCACTGCTGATAAAACTCATCTTAATGAATGGCGGAAACGCATTGGAGATAACGAAGCTGATCGTATTTCCGCCAATTCATCTAAAAGAGGAACTAATCTTCACCTAATGTGCGAAGATTATCTTAACAATAGACCTCTTTCTTGTAAAATGCCTGATGCATTGGAAATGTTTTATTCGCTTAAACCTGTTTTAAATAGAATTAATAACATTCATTGCCAAGAAGCAACTCTATACAGTGATAAATTGCAAATTGCTGGAACTGTTGATTGTATTGCTGAGTTTGATGGATTATTATCTGTAATTGATTTTAAGAATTCGCGTAGGGATAAAAAAGAAGAGTGGATTCAAGATTATCTGCTACAGGAAACTTTTTATGCCCTAGCATATCAAGAAATGACTGGTAGTAAAATTAAACAGATCGTAACAATAATTGCGGTTGAAGATCGAAAACCTCAAGTTTTTGTTAAAGAGATTAGACCTTATATTAAGCCATTAGTTGAAAGAAAACGTTTATATTTAAATAAATATTAGATACACAGTTATTTGAGGTCTATAATGAAAACGTTTAAACAATTTATTTTTGAATCGGCAAAGCCAAAAGAATATGAAGTAATCTCTAACAGTCATGGAGCGCATGCTGCTATTGAAAACCCCTATCATAAAAAAACAAAAGAATATGAAGTAATTTCTAATTCGCATGGATCTCATGCGAGTAAACCAACAAAACTAAAGGAAAATACTGAACATCCTAGTTTTGAAGAGCATTTTATGCCTAAAATTAAATCTACTGATGATCGTAATGAATTTAATAAAGGTATGGATGATCATATGGATAATTTACATGAAGCTCATCCTCATTCAGCTAGAGGAGAATTTCATCAAAATTTTTTCACGCAAGGTTCTTCGGGTATAACTGCAGATTTAATTGGTCATCATACAGAAGGTACACCATTAAAACATGGTAAATTTGTAAACGATTTGGATAAACATGGGTTCGTACCAGCTAAACATAAATTCGATACCTATTCTGGTGTTGGTTTTAATATTAAAAACGCTAAACCTGCTGGTAAAAGTAAACAAGGTAATCTAGTTTATCATCAACCAACTTATCTATCTTCTTCAATCGATAAACACGTTGCCAATTCTTTTGCATTAACTGCCGCAAGAAAAAATGATACTAAAGATGCTCATATATTGCATTGGCATCACGATGAACACGATCCTGTTGGCGTTGTTGGTAATAACAGCGAATATCCTCAAGAACTTGAAGTATTAATCCCAAGAACTGAGTCAACAGAAGCAAAACATCATATCGAACATTTAGGAACTGACAAATATAATGATCAATTTGGTAATACAGTTCATGTACATCATGTTAAACGTATTCCAGAATCAGAAATAACAAAGGATTAATATGAAATCATTTAAACAATTTATTTTTGAATCGGAAAAACCAAAAGAATATGAAGTAATCTCTAACAGTCATGGATCTCATGCATTTATTGATAAAAATAAAAAAAAACCAAAGGAATATGAAGTAATTTCTAATAGTCATGGCGCTCATGCAAGTAAATCAACAAAACTAAAAGAAGAACGCCTACGTTTACACCCCCATCCAAGTTTTGAAGAACATTTTTTACCTAAAATTTCATCAAAAAAAGAAAGTGATGCATATGACAAAGGTATTGGTAAAAGTATGGATACCTTACATAAAAATTATATGCATTCAGACGAAGGTAGAAAACAGTTAAAACAGTTTACAGAAGGTTCTGCTGGTATAACTTCTGACTTAGTTAAACATCATACAAATAATAGACCTTTAATTCATAAAAAACAAATTGATAACTTAGATAAACACGGGTTTATTTCGGCTAGGCATAAATTTGATACTTATTCCGGAGTAGGATTTAACATAAAAAATGCTAAACCTGCTGGTAAAAGTAAACAAGGTAATCTAGTTTATCATCAACCAACTTATCTATCTTCTTCTATTGATAAACATGTTGCAGGCGAATTTGGTTTACAAGCTGCTAAAAGAAATAAATCTAAAGACGTTCATATCTTGCATTGGCATCATAATGAAGGAAATCCGATTGGCGTTATAGGAAAACATAGCGAGTACCCTCATGAGCATGAAGTATTAATTCCTAGAACCGAAACTACTGGAAATAGACATCATATTGAACATATAGGCACTGACAAATATAGAGACGATAACGGAAATACAGTTCACGTGCATCATGTTAAACGCATTCCGGAATCGCAAATAACAAAGGATCCTAATGAAAAAGTTTAAACAATTAAGAGAAGAGTTAGTTAAAATATCTGGACAAAAAGGTTCGAATCCAGGTGGTACATATAAAGATACTGAAAAACATACTGAACATTATATTAAACACCCAGAAAATCCAGATCAAGCAAAAACAGAAGTTTTATCTTCTAAACTTCATGAATTAATGGGAATTCACACACTTAAACCTAAATTAGTTAATGTTGAACGAAATAAAACTTCAGTATCAACAGAATTTAATCATAATCTTGAACCAGTTACTTCTAAACATATTCCGCATTTAACTAGTGAACATCATAAACAATTAGGTAAAATCTATGCTGCTGGTGTTCTTACTAAAAATTGGGATGCGATGGGAACTGGTATAGAACACGGGCAAGGAAACGTTTCCCTAGATAAAAAGAAAGGTCATCTTGTTTCAACAGACCAAGGCGGATCTTTTAATTTTAGAGCACAGGGCGGACATAAAGATTATGGACATGATATAGCAGAAAAAGATTCTTTGAAAAACCCTAGTATGTCAGAGGGAGCTAAGTTCTTTAATAAAGCAATGGAACATCCTGGAGTTCGAGAACATGTTGTTAACTCGTTAAAAAGTATGCATCCAGATAAAGTTCATGAGGCATTTAAATCCTCTGGATTAAGTAACTGGGAAGAATTGCATAATAATTTTACACAAAGACATAAAAAACTGCTTGACAATCTAGAATCTTCGTAGTATAATAAATTTATGTTAACTTTGAGTGGGAATTAAATTATGTGGATATGTACAAATTATGGGTTTTTTAGTATTGTTAAAGTAAATCCATTATATATAAATGATGGTGATAATGCTGTAAATGAAGTTTTTGCTATTAGAGCTAGAGATATAAAACATTTACAGCACGGGTTTCCAAATAAAAAAGTTTTTCAATACCCTAACTCAGATTATGGATACAGGGTATATTTGACTGTAGAAGAATTAAATGAATTTTTGTTAAATGAAGTTCAACAAATAAATTATGCCAACTTTAAAAATTCAGTTAAGGATTCCAAATTACATAAATTCTTTAGTGAGATTTGGTATTTGGGAGTTTCTATTTTATGCGATAAACCTAATAATCGGAGGGTATAAATACTCCTATATCATTAAGTTTTGAAATTTTTTAACAAAATTAGTAGCTTTTCAGGAAAAGATAAGTCCTAATTTCATAATTAAAAGTATTTGCTGGGATTGTATTGGATGCTTTTTAAGGAGAAAAACAAAGATGTATTCAATTGCGAAAAAGGCGATAATTCTTGCTATTCTAATAATAATATCTAAAGCGAGTTTCGCAGAATCGTTATATGACGAATCAGAAAAAACGTGCTTGGCTAAAGTAATTTATCATGAAACCAGAGGAGAACCTTTATCTGGTAAAAAAGGTGTAGCTAAAGTTGTCTTAAATCGAAAATCCGATAAACATTTTCCCAAAACAATATGTTCAGTAGTTAATGAAATTACTACTCATAAAGGGAGAAAAGTCTGTCAATTTTCATGGGTATGTACCCGACCCAAAATTAAATGGGGTAGTGCTGAGTGGAAAAATAGTTTAGAATTATCTAATGATATTCTAAGCAACAAGGTTTCTCTTCCAGACTTTGGTTTAAATGTATTGTTCTTCAGAAGTATTAACTGCAGACGAGGGTTTGGAAAGGGTAATTACAAGCTAGTGTCAAAACTAGGTAAAACTAACTTTTATACAAAGAAGATTGCTTAATGGAAAACTTTGAAGAAATGCATAAATTCTCGAATATTATTTTTGATAAAGTAAAATCGAGTAAACTAGAGTATCTAGATGCAATTGTATCGTACTGCTCGGAAAAGGAATTGGAAGTTGATTCGATTATATCGCTGATATCTCCAGCTCTTAAATCTAAAATGGAAGAAGAAGCTATTGGGCTGAGGTTGATAAAAAATTCATCTCCGCGCTTGACTTTTTAAAAGTAGTATAGTATAATTATTGAGTAGGTGAAACAAAATGTCAGGATATACAGCTTGTTGCTTATATCGAGCCTTAAAACTACATTTTACAACAGATTATGATTTCAATAAGTATAAAGGAAAAGTAAAATATACTCCTGCGCAGTTTGATAAAAATTCACATAAATATGTGTATGAAAAACTTGCAAAGAAATTTAGCGATGAGGATCTTAAAAAATTCTTTATCGCTAATTTTTTGCAAAACGAAAACGTATGGGTTCAAGACTTGTTATCGCAGGAAGCATATGAAAATTTCGTAAAGTTTAATACGAAATGTCAATCATTATCTTATGTATTTGAAGGCGAGTTAATATCAATTTTTGGTGAAGAAAATCATAAATTGTTATTCAAATCAAATAGTGATGACCTTCCGTTATTGTTAACGAAGTTATTACGAAATGAAGTTTCTCCGGAAACTATATTAATTATGAATGAGTTTTTACATTTTCTACCTAAATGGGAAGTAAATATTAAAGATGAATTCGTTTGGCCAAAAGTTAAACTTAAATTGTTTAAATATAGGTCGTTTTTAGAGTATGATAAAAGTAAATTCAAAAAGACGTTTATTAATACAGTTAAAGAATTTACCGAGTGAAATAAGTTGTGTTAAGTTGTTAATACATTGTTTAAATTAATTGTTAATAAGGTGTTTATATATGGACTTTTCTAAATTAAAAAAATCATCAGGCTCAAACTTAGAAAAAATGGCTAAAGCTGTTGAGCAAATGGCTGGCGGTAATCAAAATAGCGATGCAGATGAATACTGGAAATGTGAGTTAGACAAATCCGGTAATGGTTATGCGGTCATTCGCTTTCTTCCAACATCTCCAAAAGATGCGGAATCAGATGGTCTTCCATGGGCAAAATACTATGATCATGGCTTTCAAGGTCCAGGTGGTTGGTATATCGAGAAATCTTTAACGTCAATCGGTCTTGACGATCCGTTAGGAAAATATAATAGCGAACTATGGGAATCAGGAATTGAGGCTAACAAAGAGCAAGCACGTAAGCAAAAACGTCGATTGCATTATGTCTCTAACATTTATATTGTTAAAGATACAAAACATCCTGAACATGAAGGAAAAGTATTTAAATATGTTTATGGTAAGAAAATTTTTGAAAAAATTACTCAAGCCATGAATCCTCAGTTCGAAGATGATAAACCAATCGATCCATTTGATTTCTGGTCTGGTGCAAACTTCAAATTAAAAATTCGTAAAGTTGATGGTTATCAAAATTATGATTTAGCTGAATTTGATAGCGCAGGTCCGTTGTTTGACGACGATGATAAATTAGAAAAACTTTGGAAATCACAATATTCTTTACAAGAATTATTAGAACCTAAAAACTTTAAATCCTATGCAGATTTAGATGCTAGATTAAAAAGAGTTTTAGGTCAAACTAATCAATCAAAATATAAAACTGCTGAAGATTATACAGCAAAATCTCTTGATGAGGTTGAAGATGAAGTATTTGTACAAAACGTAGTTGAAAAGAAAACTACTGCTTCATTTGCTAAAGCAGTAATTGATGATGAAGAAGATGATGATATGAGTTATTTCAGTAAATTAGTCGGTGATGATGACTAAATGAAAAAGGGAGCTTCGGCTCCCTTTTTTTATGCTTCATGAGTATTGGTTCTCCACATATTGCCTTCTTCCATCATTTTTATAGTTGGGTCGTCATTTCTAACAGGAGGCACTGATTTTGCTACCCCAGGATTATTTCTTGGAGGAGCAGCAGCTTGTTGCTGCGCTTGTTGAGGAGCTGTTTGGGTATTTCCCCCTCCTTGTTTCATATTTTCAATACCTTCTAGGTATTCCTTGCTTCCTGTAATATTATTACGCCTTTCATTTAACGCTCCCATTTCCGTACTAATATCTTTTATGCGGTCTTCGTCTTTATTAAATTGTTCTCCGCTAACATTAACTGCCATACTTATGTTTTCGCGTTCGCTTTTTAAACTAGCCTTTTGCGCATCAATATCCCCAACTTCAGCTTGCATATCATCCATTTTAGAATTAGGAACTGGAGATGCTTTATTAGTCGACAACTTTTCTTCATTAGTTTTAGCGCGGTCAGCAGATAATTTATCTTGTCTTTCGTGTATGCTATCTGTATCTTCGTCAAAAAATTCATATTTTGTTGAATTCATTTTATCAACTGCATCATTTAATAAATCAACTTGAGATTTATTATTATCTGGTCCAGTTGTATTTGTTACATTAAGTTTTTCTGAATCTGGAACATCGCTGTATGAGACAGGATTTTCTTGACTGTTTGTTTCTGTATTTAATGAAAAATTATTACTTTCATCTGGGTTATAAGATGCATTAATAAAACCTGTATTATTTGGTTTTTCTATTTTAGTTATTGGTGTTGATGTTTTAGATTTTGATGCAGTTTGTATTTCATCAGATGGAGCATCCCCTACTTTTTTCCCATATGTCGCATAGTGATCAGCTAAAGCTTTTCCATATCTAGAACTAGTTGCATACCCAGAACTGCCCATCTCAGCAATAGCTTGCTCTGGGGTTTGAGCTTTTAATGCTTTATCGTATCTTTTAATTTTATTTTTCTCTAGAAAGTCAAATCTATCTTTAACAGAATCTTCTTCGGATTTATATCCTCTAAATCTAGATTTTTCTTTTGACATTTTACCGTTTCGTTCTTCTGGTGATGATAATTCACCAGTAGGGTCTGTAGTTCCTTGCCCTTTACCTGAATATTTTATACCGAATAAATTATTTTTAGGAACGTGATGCCCTCCTCCAGTCTCTTCTATGCTTTGTGATGCAGCTAAGTGAGCTTGCGCTTCCGGATTTTCTAAACCTCTTTGTTTTGCTTCTTTTAAAGCTAAGTTGTAAACTTTATCGTAATGTTCTTGATAATCTTTATGAGGGTTTTTAGATTTATTCCCCTTAATCGGCTCAGCAGTTTTTTCTGACCCACTAGCTGCTCCAGAATAAGCTAAACCTGCAGCTGCAGCTCCACCAACAGCCGCTCCTTTCAGAACTTTACCAACAGGAATTTTACTTAATACTTTACTCCAAATTCCTGAGCTTTTTTCGGATTCTTCTTTATTTAAATCTACGCTCTCTCTTTCACCGCCACCGAAAATTGGAGATGCGGAACCTCCACCACCGCCACCTTCGTTTTGTCTTGCGCGTAAATTTTCAGAAGATAAATCTCTAGCAATATCTTGTTGAGATTGACCCTTAACCATAGCTGATACGTCTTTGGAAATTCCAACTACAGTGTCATATGTTTTGGATAATATACTATAGATACTGTTTAAAACTTCAACGGCAGTTTTACCCGACATATCACCGCTACCAAAATGACTTTCTCCAGTTGTTCCAGAATCTCCTCCAGAGGGCATTGAACTTAATGTAGCTTCAGCTGAATTACCTGCTGGCATTAGAGCTCCCATACCTCCCGCGACACCTCTAAATGGAGAACTACTGCTACTTCCAACATATGCTCCTAGTGCTGCTCCAGGAATTTTTTCTCCATACTCGCCAAGTAATTCTTTGCCTTTATTTTTTATTTTATCCCATACGCTTTCATCTGTGGTGCCTTCTATAGCACCTTTTAGTATATTTCCAGCTTCATCTACTAATCCAGGAAACTTTTCTGTTCCTGCGTCAACCAATTCTTGAGCTTTATTTTTTGCAGCAAGTTGATCTTCTTCTGATAATGTATTGTAAATTCCAGCTCCGATTCCAGTAGCAGCAGCTCCATACATGCCACCTTTAAGTACACTTTTTCCTAATGTTTTTCCTTCTGATAAAACTTGACGCCCAACAAATTTTCCGGCACCTGCTGCAGCGCCTCCTGCTTTATCTCCCATCCATTCTAAAGTTCTTCTGATATATCCTTTTTTATTTGGAGTAGTTTCGTCTTTAACTTCTTCTTTGGCTTTTTCAACTAATTTTTCTGTATTACTTTTAAATGGCGTAGATTGTTTTCCTGCTTGCTGTCTTTGTTGCTGTACATATTCCTGAGCTTTTTTCTGTGCTTCTGCTTCTTTTTGAGCAGTTGCTGCAGCTTTAGCTTCATCTGCCAATTCAGTTTCGCTTTTAAATACATTACTATATTTTTTTAAAGAAGGAAGTTTTGATCCAATTGCTTCTGCTCCTCCTTTAAATATAGATCCACCAAGTTTTAACCCCCCTTTAACAGCAGCTCCACCAACAGCAAGTCCTGCGACATCAGTACCAAAAGAAATTAATGCTTTTCTTTGATTATCAATAATTTGTTGGTATTCTTTTTGACCTCCAGAAGCTCCGCCTAATTGAGCTGCTTCAACAAATCTTTGAGCATCATCTGCATTTGAAATCTTTTTTAATTGCTCTTGTTGTCTTGAGGTAAGCAAATTTGCTTTTGTTTCCCTATCAACAATATGTTGTCGTTCTACGCTATTCTTTTGAACCCTAGATAATTCTTCTTTTGTTTTATCGTATGCGCCAACAGCAAAATCTTTTGCGCTATCTAAAAATGATGAACCTGAATTATTATTTTCCATTTATTAAATATTCCTATTAGCTTCTTGCTGCTTACGTTTCTCTTCTTTTTCTTTTAAATACTGTATTAATAAACCTATATAAATTTCCCTTTCCCAAGGGATCATGTCTTCCAGCTCAGTTAAACTATACTTATGGTGTTGCATTAATGAAAAGTTAGTTTTATAATAAGTTGTAAGATTAACATTACCAAGAATTAGATAAAAAAATCAAAAATATCTCTTACTTCAATATGATGATCAAAACCGCATTTTACACATACAATATCTAATTTTTTAATTATTTTAGGCTCATTAGCAAAGAATTCTTCTATTTTTAAATATTGTTCAATTGGTAAATCGCCCAACCATGCTACAATATTTTGTACTGGTATATCTTTTGTATTATATACTGAATTTTCATCATAAATAAACTCAACATTTCTTGCAATAATTTCAAGCGTTTCTTCTGGAGTAGGAATCTTATCTCCAATTTTATTATGTTCTAATCTTTGATATTTTAACTTTAATCCAACTTTATCTGAAACTTCAATAGTAGAAGAAATATCAGATTTAGTAGTTTCCAATTCTGTTAATAGATTTAAATCGTAATCCATTACATTATTACATGTTCTTCCATCTTCTAATATATTTTCGCATCTATATTTTAATTCAACAATTTCCGACTCAGATCTTGCTCGTAATTGATAAAATAAAAATTCAGTATCGCTGATTGATAACTCTTCAGTATCAATTGAATCTAAAGTACAATTTGAGATTATTTGTTTTATTGCATCTACTAATGTATTTGGGTCGCCAGATTCTTTTCCCATTGCTAAAATTTTTTGTTCTCTGACAGTATATGGTCTGTATTTTACTGTTAATTCTGAAACAGGTAATTTGACTGTATATACTGGCGATTCAATTTTTGGTAAGAAACTCATATTAAATTTTATCCTCTTTTATATGGTGCAGGTGATGAAACGTTAAAATTTGATAACACTGATGTTGCAGCTAAAGGATTTCCGCTTTTAAATGCTCCTTTTATGGTATTTATTGTGGCTGCAGTTTGAATCGCTGTACCAACTAATTCCATTAATGGGCTTGCAGAATAGTTACCTGATTCTTGTACTTCAAAAAATTCATATTGATATTCAGTATATGCAAATGTTACATTTAATGATTGTGCTTGATTTTGAGCGCTCCAAGCAAGTGGAACTTGATTTATTCCTATAGGAAACGCATCAAATAACTTAACTTGTACAAAAGGTTTTCCATCTATAGTATATTGAGTTATTACTATATCTCTAACATAATCTTTTTTATACTGTACATTGTAAGTTACATCGCTGCTTTGTTTTTCCCACGAAGCTTTCATTAAATTATTTCTGCCAGTTATAGTTGAAATCCAATTAAAAAAAACTCTTCTTGTAGCTTCAACTCCAGCTCCATGAGTATAAAATGATAAGGTTACGTCATTATATCCAGTCATAACTGCGAACTTTTCATTTACTCCATATATTTTTTGATTTACTGTTGCAGTGGATTCTCCAGGTAATTCTGCTGTGTGACAATAAAATTTTATATGGTTATTTATCTCTGTGCCTTTACTTGGTATCGTAACATCGAAATATGCAGTTCTACCAACATCATATTTCAATAGATAATGTAATGCATCTTGATACTTTCCATCGCTGGTTTTTGGTCCAGAACCGCTGAATAAACTTGTTATTCCAGCAAAACTATCCATTAATGCCATTTCGTATTCCTTTTTATAGTGTCATATCTTGTGTAGCCATAGATTCTTTCCACACTTGTTGTTTTGGTTTTTTAACAAATGCTTCTATAGGCAAAGAAGCAGCATACGCCCAATCTTCAGGTGGAATTAATTTTATTCCAGATCTAACATTTGATTTTAAATATTGCTTAAAACATGGTTCAAAAAATGCAAATTCTTGAACACCTTTTAAATTTTCATATTTTATGTTTAATCTATCCAATTTTCCATCTTTAAATACATATTTTTGTGCTAAATTACTTAACAAAATTAATCTTGGTTCGGGCGGTAAATAATGTAAATTTAATCCAGTAAATCCACCTTTGTGTATTCCAGTTAATAAAATTAATGGAAATGTATCATAATATGGTAAGGTTTTTCTTCCTTTTGGGTCATAATGAAAAAGATACATTTTACCGACTTCAAATGTATCAGTTTTATCTTCTGGTTTTAATAATTCTATTTGTTCCTGTTTAAATTCTTCTTTTGTTTCTACCGAAGGACTAGTTAATAACTGGATTTTTTCTTTAAACCATTGAATTGCTTCAGTTGCATTGCGTATTGTAAATTTAAAATGAAATTTTGAATCTAGTGGTTCAGCAGGTCCAGGTGGTTTGTTAATATTCATTTATAATCCTAAATCCTTTTCTGTGAGAACTTTAAATTCCCATTTTCTATCCATACAATATTCTCTTGCTGCTTTCCATTTGGCTTGATTTATTGCGTAAGTACAAACTTCAGTTATATACTGTTTAGTAATTTTCTTTTTAACTTTTGGTTCGTTTGCCTGATATTCGGGCTTTATTTCAAGCAAATAAGTTTTAGTTCTTCCATCCACCCCTTTTACTTTAGCCCAAATATCAGGAAAATATCTATGTAATCTATTATCAACTGGAGATTTATATGGAATAACGCATTCTTCGGATGCCCATTCTAATACCGATGGATTATCGTCCATCCATTTAAATACTCTTAATTCCCAACTTGATCGATATACAATATTACTTGCATTACCTTTATACTTGCTTGGATTTTTTGGAGTATATATCCCTTGCTTATAGTTTCTAGCCATGATAAATATTTATAAATTATTAATATAAATAGTATTTAGTTAAACCAACAAAAAGAATAAAATTATGGCAATAGATCCAAATTCTCCTTTACGAAAATTATATGCAGGTAAAAATGATATGCCTGTATTAATGTACCCGCATGATCTAGGTAGTTCTAGGAAAGGGCATTTTATAACATTTTCAGTATTAGTTCCGACTAAATCAACATATAAAGATTCAGGAGCAGCTAAATCTTCAGCAATCTCAGCATCTAGTCCTGCTGCTGCTCTTAAATCAGCACAAACTGCAATGAATAAAGTTGCTTCTACAGCATCTGCAGTTACAACAGCTGTAGGAGATGCAACAAAAGCAATTCAAACTGCTGCTGCCGTAGCAAATCAAGCTTTATCTACAGCAAATCAAGTTGTTGGTTCAGTAGCATCTGTTGTTGGAGTTGTAGCTGGAGCTAAAAGTATTATATCTGGTTCTATTGCAACTGGATCGATCAGCGGATTTGCTAGTGGCGTGGCTGGATTATCAGTTTTATCAAATGCAGCCACTTCTATTCCTGGAGTTTCTAGTTTCTTAAATGATCCGAGTAAAGCTGCATCGGATGCATTTAATGGAATAAAAGATTTTATAAACAATCCGCTAAAATCGGTTACTGGCGGAATAGCATCCAAAGCTGCTGCTTTTACAAATACAGGTCCAAAATTTACGCCATCAGCAATGAAGCCTTCTGGATATATTAATCTTTATATGCCAGATACTGTATCTATGTCGCAACATGCTGGCTATGGTGACATAAGTATGACTGAAGCATTAGGTATTGCAGGAGGAGTTGCAGAAGGATTAGCTGAATCTGGTAGTATTGCAGATAATACAGCATCATTATATGATAAACTAAAAGGATCTAAAGATTTAGGTAGCGCAATCAAAACAATTAAACAAGCTGATTATGACCCATTAGTATTAGAAGGTGCAGGAAAAATTGCTGGATCAACTGGAGTTGTAGCTAATGGCGGATCTGTTTCGAAATACTTATTAAAGCAAAATGGATATGCAATAAATCCGCAATTTGAAGTTGTTTTTACGCAAATGGATTTTAGAAGATTTCAGTTTGACTTTACGTTTACGCCAAAAAGTAAAGAAGAAGCTGCGACAATAAGAAATATAATAAAATTGTTTAGATATCATTCTGCTCCAGGTATTCACGGAACAAACGAAATGGGTAGATATTTTGATGTTCCTGCTGTATTTCAAATTGAATATATGCATAAAGAAAAGAAAAATTCAAATTTACATTCCTTTGCTCCTTGCGTTTTAGAAACAATTATGGTTGACTATGCTCCAGAAGTTGGTTGGGTTTCTTTTGAAGATGGTATGCCAGTTAAAACTAGGTTAACTCTTCAATTTAAAGAAACTGAAATTATGACTCGCGATAAAATACAACAAGGGTATTAACATATGTCTACATTCTTTTCAACTTACCCTAAAACAATTATTAATAATAGATTAATTACGGATTTGACGGCAAGAGCTGCAATTAGACAAAAATATTCAGATAGATTATCAATTTATTATCCATATGCATTACAAGAAGGCGATACTCCAGAAATAATTGCAGCAAAATATTATGGGGATCCAGAAAGGCATTGGATTGTTATGTTGGCTAACGATACAATTAACCCATTTTTTGATTTTGCTTTAGATTACCAAGTTTTTGACCGATATTTAAATGACAAATATAAAAACGAAGCAAATAGCGTGAATCAATGGGCGAATTCTACTTGGAGAGGGCAATGGAATACAAATCAATATTTTGTCGCAAATACTGTAATTGTTAGTAATACTGCGTTTATTTGCAATAAAACTCATACTCCAACAGTATTTCTTGATGATTTAAAGAAAAATTATTGGACTAGAATTCTTGATGGAGTTTATTGGAAAGATGAATGGCAAGAAAATATGGACTATAACAAAAATGATGTTGTTAGACATAATAATACGATTTATATCTGTACGCAAGATAACCTAGATAACGCAAATAATAATATCACATTTTCTGATGCAAATTACTGGAAAACGTATAGTAATGGAGCAGAATATGCAGCAGTAACAACTTACGGGTATAGAGCCACCACATCTGTATTTGATAGTAATACTAATGCAACAACTGAAAATACAATATTTATTGATAAAAAATCATATAATGGAGAGTATGACGATGACGTATTTAATTATGCTTCAGAAGTAAAAGAATCAGGTAATATTACTAAAACAACAAGTAAAGAACGAATTTCAATATACCAATATGAACAAGAATTAAATGAATCTAAACGAGAAATAAAATTAATTAGAGAAGAATATGTACCTCAATTAGAACAAGAATTAAAAATATTAATGGAAACATATTATGGCTGATGGTTTATTTTATTCGCAAGATGTATCCATAAAAACTTGCAAAATTGTTGGTAATAATGGAGCACCTATTGATATAAAAAATTTAATTGTGGAATTTAATTATTTTGAAGATATTTTTTCTAATTTCGTTAATGGCGCAATAGTAATTAATGATTCTATTGGTATTATACAAATGTTTCAATTTCAAGGTCAAGAGGTACTGATTGTTTCGATAGATAAACCTGGATTAGAAAAACCTTTAAGTAAAACATTAAGAATCTATAAAGTTAGCGGAAGAACTCAAACAAAAACTTCTAATGAAAATTTTGTTTTACATTTTTGTTCAGAAGAAGCTATGTTAAATGAACAATATAAAATATCAAAATCGTATTCAAATACAAAAATTCTTGATATTGTAAAAGATATAGTTAAAAATGATTTACAAATTGATGATAAACTTTTTACAAATCACGATGAAACTACTGGAATGAAAAGTTTAGTTGTTCCAAATTTAAAACCATTACAGGCAATTAATTGGTTAACAACTTTTGCTCAAGCTGATCAAGATAAAAATGCTGGCGCTTTTTATCTATTTTATGAAGATAAAACTGGATTTAATTTTAAATCCGTATTAAATTTATATAAACAGCCGATATTCAGAAAATATCAGTATGAAGAAAAGAATTTAAAAAAAGATTTAGTTACAGATTTAACGAAAGAATTTGTCAACGTTATTGCATTTGAGTCAGTTGGCTCATTTGATTCTGTATCTGCAGTAAAAAGTGGAGCTATGGCAAGTAAAACAATAACAATTGATCCATTAAGGTTAAAATTCGGCGAAAGTAATTATGATTATACCAAATATATTCAAAACGTGCAATCTTTAGATAAAGCGCCAATACCAAATTCAGCTACAAATAGAAAAGGAGATTTGTTAAGTCAAACAGCTGGTGCTGTTAAATTTGTAGTTTCAACCTCTGGCCAAAGCGAAAATAAATATATTAAAGATAAAGAAATTCAAGTTAATGAACATAGACCAGAAGAAACAACTTCTATTAGATCTGCCCAAATGGCTTTAATGTGGTCAAATAGAATAAAACTTGTTGTTGCCGGTGATGTAGAAATGACTGTTGGTAAAATTGTTGAATTTAATAAACCAGAGATAAGTTATAATAATTCTAATAGCAAAGAGAAAAAATCTGATCCATTTTATTCGGGTAGATATCTTGTTACTGCTGTTAGGCATATACTAAATCAAGAAAATAGATTTTTAACAGTATTGGAACTTTGTAAAGATTCATATCCAAATAAATTTAAAGATTTTGATAATTCTGATGCAGGTTGGAAGGGTGTAAGATAATGAGCGCAAAAAGAGGAAATTTCATTGGACATAATGGATTTGTTTGGTGGATTGGGGTAGTCGAGGATAGAATGGATCCCCTTAATCTTGGAAGATGTAGAGTTAGAATTCAAGGATTACATGAATCAACTAAAGGAAAAGTTCCAACCAATACATTACCATGGGCTCAACCCCTATTTTCCATTAATGGTTCTGCTTCGACTCCTACTACATTAAAAGAAGGCGATTTTGTGATGGGATTCTTTATGGATGGTAATGGAACACAATTTCCAATTATTATGGGTATGTTTCATGGTATTCCAGAAGATTCTTCTGATGCTGAAAAAGGATATACCGATCCACGAACTGAAGAGCAATTAAAATCTGCTCCTAGAAAAGTTAAATCGGTTGATTATAGCAAAGCAGGCGGAGCAGTAATTACTGAAGCTCCTTCGGCTAATTCTTACCCAAATAGATTACATGAACCGACAACCAGTCGATTATCTAGAAATGAAGGTATCGAAAATACTATTATTAAAACTAAAAATGATTCAGTAAAAGCAGCTAAAGGACCGAAAGGTGCAACTGCTTGGACAGAACCTAATTCTCCATATAAAACAACTTATCCATACAATCAAGTTGTAAGCACTGAATCAGGACATTATTTTGAGCTTGACGATACGCCTGGAGCTGAACGTATACATATGTATCATAGAAGCGGAACGTTCTCTGAGACCCATCCAGATGGTTCACAGGTCGAGAAGATTGTTAAGGATAAATATACAGTTATATTAAATAATGATAAAGTTTCAATATCTGGAGATTGTTCAGTGACTATTGAGGGGAGTAATAAAGTTTATATTATTGGAAATTGTGATACTACTATTGATGGAAATTATACTATGACGATTAATGGAAATATGACAACAACTGTTGCTGGAACTATAAACCAAACAAGTGGTGGAGCAACTAATATTAAAGGTTCATCAATAAACTTAAACTAAATATGGCAACTAATACTATAAAAAATTTCAGTGGATATGTAGATTTGGATTTAACTTTCCAACCGCATCCAGCAAAAAAAGATTTAATGTTATCTATAGGGGAAGTTGCTGTATCTAGAGCATTAAAAAATTTATTGCTAACAAATTATTATGAAAAACCATTTAAACCGGATTACGGGTCAAATTTAAGAAAATTATTATTTGAACCAATGTCTCCAATTACTACTTCGGCATTATCAAAAGAAGTAGAATATGTTATACGAAATTTCGACAAAAGAGTTACTCTACAATCAGTTGATGTTGAAGCATTGTATGATTATAATGTTTATCAAGTAACAATCACATTTTATATAGAAAATTTAGTCGAACCATTTACAGCAGATTTTATTTTATCTAGACTAAGATAAATAATATTAAAAGGATTTAGGGGATAAATAATGGCTAGTGCCAATTCATCAGTTAATATTGCAGAATTAGATTTTGATGCAATTAAAAATAATTTTAAAGATTATTTACGAGGTCAGGATAAATTTTTTGATTATGACTTCGAAAGTTCAGTTATATCTACAGTATTAGATTTATTAGCATATAATACACATTATAATGCATATTATCTAAACATGGTTGCCAACGAATCATTTTTAGATACAGCTGTAAAAAGAAGTTCTACAGTATCTCATGCAAAATTATTAAATTATACTCCTTCTTCTAGAAGAGCTGCAAAAGCATCGTTAAATATTAAATTTAATGGCGTACCTGCACCAGACGTAAATATCCCAAAATATACAAAATTCTACTCTCAAGCAATAGATAATACTAATTACTCGTTCGTAACTTTAGATGCAATAACAACTACAACAAGTAATGGAGTTGCTCAATTTTATAGTATTCCAGTATATCAAGGACAACTAGTAAAATATACATTTAATGTTAATATGATACAAAATTCGACGTCAACATTTACTATACCAGATACAGATGTTGATACTACAACATTAACAGTTTTAGTTTATGATAATTCACAGTCAACTGTTTTTAATAAATTTGAATTAGCTTCTAATCATTTAACTTTAGATAATACTTCGCAAGTTTATTTTTTACAAGAAGCATTAAATGGTAATTTTGAAATATATTTTGGAGATGGCGTTTTAGGTAAATCATTAACAACTGGAAACGTTATTACTGTTGAATATTTGACTACTAAAGGCGAAGCTCCTAATGGTGCATATAAATTTATATTAATGGATAATGTTGCCGGCGAGTCAAATAAAATTGATGTTACAGAAGTTGCTTCTGGCGGACAAGAAAGGGAATCGATTCAATCTATTAAATTCTCAGCTCCAAAAGCATATGCTTCCCAAAATCGAGCTGTTACTAAATCAGATTATCTTGAATTATTAAAAAGAGATAATCCAATTTTACCAATTCAATCAGTTAATGTTTGGGGAGGAGAAGATATGACTCCTAAACAATTCGGTAAAATGTTTATTTGTATTAAACCCAATGGCGGATATAGTTTATCTGCTTCACAGAAATACAGATTAATTAATGAATATATTAAACCATTTAGCGTTATTACAATAACTCCTGAAATTGTTGATGTCGATTATACGTTCCTAAAATTATCTTCTACCATTTATTTTGATAGAAATAGATCCATCTTTGACGCTGTTCAATTATCTAGCCTTTTAAAGTTGGCAATATTAGATTTTTGTAATACAACGTTAAATACATTCGATTCCGTATTTATCTTACCTAATCTAATAACTACAATAAAAAATATTGATGCATCTATTATAACTTGCGAATCAACTGTTTCTCTACAAAAAAGATTCTTGCCGATATTTAATACAATTAATACGCACGAATTTAAATTTGAATCTTCTATAGTTAAAGGTTCTCTAGATAGCGATTATTTTGATTATCTTGATACCAATAGAAATATTGTACAAAATGTAAAAATAGAAGAATCTCCTGCAGTATTTAATGTAATTGAATCCGCGCAAATAATTAGCGGTGGCTCAGGTTATACGTCAATTCCTTCTGTTACAATTTTTGGCGATGGAACGGGAGCTATTGCAACAGCAGAAGTTACTAATGGAACTATAACTGCGGTAACTGTAACAACCCCTGGATTAAATTATACACAAGCAGTTGCTGTTGTTAGCGGAGGAGGAGGTTCCGGCGCGTCTATTATTCCTATTTTGAGCGGAAATATAATTAAATTAAGAGCGTATTATTATATTAATAACGTAAAAACTGTTTTATTAGATGATGTTGGAACTATAGTTTATTCTACTGGTGTAGTTTCTCTAACAAAATTTAATCCATATAATATAAATAATCTATTAGGACAATTCTCAATTACAGTTACACCGGAATCTACGATAATATCTTCAACACAAGATAAGATAATAACGTTAGATATTATGGACAATACGTCAATAACTATTAATATAAAGCCTAAAGTTTAATGTCAAATAGATATTCTACAATTTTCGATTCTAAATTCCCTGCGTTTATTAAGGACGATCCAGCATATTCAAGATTTATTGAATTTTTTGATGCTTATTATCAATGGTTTGATGACACTTATGATATATATGGGTTTGGAGATAAATTAGATATTGATTCCGGATTTCAAGAATTTTATGCATATTATGCAGCTGATTTTCTTCCATATTTTCCGGATATTGATACAATTGCAGCGGATAAAATAAAACTTTTAAAAATAGTAAAAGAATTATACAAAGCAAAAGGTATTCCGGATTCATTTAAATTTTTATTTAGAGCATTATATAATACTGCTGTTGAAGTGTATCCAACCAGCGAGTTTATACTAAAACCAAGCGATGGTAAATGGATTGTACCTAGATCTATTAAAATAAAATCTCTAGATCCTGCATTTTTAAATATAAACAATTTTAAAATATTTGGCGAAACTTCTAAATCGATTGGTGTTGTAGAAAAAAGTAAAATTAATGGTAAATTTATTCAGATTTATTTAAGTAATATTGAGCGAGTATTCTCTTCTGCAGAAACAATTAAAGTATTAGATTACAATAATAAAGAAGTTTATTTTTTAAATGGTGAACGCATTGAATATTCTTCAACACCGCCTATTGGAGCTACATCGCTATCTTCTAAAATTATTGGTTCGCTTTCTAATGTAACAATAAACCCAAATAGAAGAGGAAAATACTATAAAGTCGGCGATCCAGTTGTTATTTATGATGGGTTTAGTTTAATTACACCAAATCCTATTGGGGCAACTGCAACTGTTTCTGAAGTAACAACAGGACAAATACAAAACGTTGTAATTACAAATAGCGGCTATGGGTATAGAACATATCCAAATTCAGATATTCAAATTATTCGAACAGATGGAACTATAGATACAAACGCTATTTGTATTGTATCATTAGTTGATGAATCTCGCCCAGCGAATGTTGCATATTTGACAAATGATGCAATTGAGGACAATTTATTTGTTACGCTTGGTGCAAGCAATTATAATTTTCCGGTTTTTGCAAATGCTAATATAGCATTAATAAATTGTTTTTCGTTTTTGTCATACACAACATATCCAATTACTGCTGTGACAGTTAGAAATGGTGGCGGAGGATACGAGCAACCACCAACATTACAATTTCATTCTTCTTTTAAAGCAAACACAATTGGAAGTTATAGACAAGATATTGACGATATTGGTATATTAGCTCCAATAGAAATAATACATGGCGGTCAACAATATTCAAATACAGATACCTTAACGATCTCAGGTGGCGGTGGAAGTTTTGCTTTTGCAAGAATTAAGTCAGTTAGTGCTAATGGTGCAATAACTTCAGTTGAATATTATTATAATACAAATAATCCATATAATGTTGGAGGAATGGGATATAATAATAATAATTTACCAACTGTTAATGTCAATTCTTCTACTGGATCAAATGCAATATTAACAATTCCATCTATATTAGGCACGGGAGTCGAATATACTTTAGAAACAGATAGAATAGGTGCTATAACTAAGATTTCTTTAAATGATAACGGAGAAGATTATGTTTCTACTCCAAATGTTTCTCTAAGAATTCAAGATATAGTCATAACAGGTACTACTGTTGAAAGTATTGACCCAAAATCGTGTATTATATATCAAGGAAATTTAGAGACTCCATCATTTTACGGTAAAATCGAATCAGTTTCGTCAATCTATTTTAATTCAGAAACAAGCGAACAAGTTTTTTCTGCTAGAGTTTACGATTATAAGGGAGCAATATCAGGAATATCTTCTTGTAATGTGTATAACACGTTAACAGAAACCGTTGTATCGAAAATAACACTACAAAGCGATTATAATACAACGACTTACAAAAATGGCGTTAGATTATTTGGAGATGGTTCAGCAAAAGCTACTGCAAAATTTTTAGATGGATTAATTTTTGACGAAGGGCGATATTTAAATGCAGATGGACAACCATCTGCACACTCTGTATTACAAAGCGATGTATATAATCTTTCCACTTATATCTTAACAACAGAGAAAGATTACGATTCATATAAAGATGTTATTAAAAATTTATTACATCCAATTGGAACTCAACTTATAACTAGAAATATTTTAAAATCTGAAGCAGCATTTTCAGTTTCAGCAAATTCTAATGTAATGACTGCGACAAATTTAATAGATATCTCGAGTTTAGTTATTCAAAACCCAAATCCTGTAATAAATTTTTCCAATACGATATTAATTTATACTGATTCTGAATTAGATTCTATATTTTCTATAGGGTCTAAGATTGCAATTATAGGATATAATAATTTTAATATTTATTCTACAGTTAATGACATTAACACAATAGATAGCGAATTAATATTAGACGATTACGTTCAATATAAATTTCCAAACGTGTTTAATGGATATACTCAAGCTAATACTATAATTATTTCTAAATACAATTATACAGGTTCTAATGCAAATGCTTCTATAGGAATTGGAGATGACATTTCTATGGGAAATAATATTGTTACTATAGAAAATATTGATTTTGCGAATAATATATTATATTTTCCAGTTAATTTAGAGTTAACTGGAACTGCATTAAATACAGCAAATGTTACTATTATTAAAAATTTAACATCAAATAACATTATAAAATATACAACGGTGTAAATATGATCAAAGGTTTAATTCCTTATTCTGGGTTATCGGAAGAAGTAATAAAATATTACTTTTCTCCAAATTTAATATTTAAAAATAGTGAAGACGAATTTTTAAATTTATATTGCTTTATTGCAAAAGTCGATCCGTGGTTGGACGAAATAAATATTCCAGAACCAGAAAATTCTGATTTTTATTTAAAAAATGTCAATAAAAATTTAATTGCTTTAAAAAAGATTAATACTAATGATATTTGCCCTGTTATAAAAAGAATTGATTGGGTAACTGGAACAATATATGAACATTATTCTTCTGATCAAGTTTCTAATATACAATATTACGTCAGAAATTCATACGATCAAGTATTTAAATGTTTATCAAATGGAACAACTAAAAATTCACTATCTGGAGTTCCTTCTATAACGCAACCATTAATTGATTTTACCACTAATTTTACTAATAATATTATTGATACTGGAGATGGGTATATTTGGAAATATTTGTATAGTATTGACGTCGGCGCTAAATTAAAATTTTTTGACGAAAATTGGATGCCTTTACCAATAACTACACATAGAAAATCAATAAAAAATAATACAATTGGTTGTGGGGAAGTATCTATTATTAATGTATATGATACAGGTGAAGGATATTCGAACGATAATGGTTTTAATATAACAACATCTATAAAAATAGATGGAGATGGCACTGGAGCGCAAGCTAGAGCTATTATTGCTAATAATAAAGTAGAAAAAATATTAATGATGAGTTTCGGCTCAAATTATACATATGCTACTGCAAACGTGGTTCCAAATATTGGATATACAGGCAATGGCGCAGTTTTACTTTCTGAAATTTCTCCCGTCGGCGGTCATGGACACGATTTAATATCAGAATTAGGTTGCAGAACTCTTATGATTACCGCAGAATTTAATGGTACAGAAACTGGAACTTTACCTGCCGATATTGACTATAGGCAATTAGGATTATTAACCAATCCAGAAATACTTATTGGGTCAGAAATAAAATTTGCAAATTCTTCTATATATAAAACAACTCATGACGTTACTGTTTCGCAAGGGTCTGGTATATATCAACAAGACGAAATTGTATATCAAGGCGATGCTGCTACTCCAAGTTATTCGGGAAGAGTTTTAAATTTTGATGCAATAAATAACGTATTATACCTTATAAATACTCATGGAACGGTATCATTATATCAAGGGTTATTCGGAACTATATCAAATACTTCTCGGTTAATATTACAAGAAACAATCGAACAAGTAATTCCATTCTCTGGAAATATTATATACTTAGAAAATAGAACAAAAGTACAAAGAACTCCTTCTGGACTAGAACAATTTAGATTAACACTTAAATATTAAGGTTTAAAAAAAATATGCTAAATTTTAATACACAACCATACTATGATGATTTTAACGAAGATAAGAATTTTCATAGAATTTTATTTAAACCTGGAGCAGCAGTACAAGCAAGAGAATTAACTCAAGCGCAATCAATACTGCAAGACCAAATTGGCAAATTCGGTAAATTTGTTTTATCTGATGGATCTAATGTAAGCGGTGGAAAATACACATTAAACACAAACGTAAAATCGTTAAATTTAAAAAATATTGATTCAATTGCAACTGATATTGAATTTTTTACGGAAATGTTTGTTGTTGGGTCTCAATCAAAATGCGTAGGTTTAATTACTTCATGTGATATTTTAAATTATTATATGACAGTTAAATCTCTAATTAGAGGCGAAGTAAATTTTATTAGCGAAGAAACTTTATATATTTTTTCTTCTCGAGAAGTCGCATACGCATATCGTGCTGGTAATGAAACTATTATTACAAATAAACAATATGATTATACAGCGAAATTAAATATAGACCAAAATTACCCTATTTCTGGTTGTTTTGGACAAAAAGACTCGTACACGTTTACTATACCAACACAAACAATTAGTATTGGTAATATTATTACAGTAGCAAGCGAAAATTATAATACAAATTATATTGTAACTGAAATTGGTTATGATGGAACATTTAAGGTACATAGACAATTAACGAGTGATTTTAATAACGTTTCTGTAAATGTCGCAGCATATGCATCGAATTATGTATTAGAAGTAAGTTTTTCTGATGGCGTATATTTTACTAATAATACATTTGTAAAAGCATTACCGCAATCAATTATTCCAAATTTAACTACACAATATCCAAGTTGCTGTATCGGATTTGAAGTTGTTGAAACAGTTGTAGATTATATTGACGATACATCATTACTTGATCCAGCGCAAGGATCATACAATTATACTGCTCCAGGAGCAGATAGATATAAAATTTATTTAAATTTAGTTTCAAAACCGCTAATTAATGGTGGCATCGACCAAACAACATTAACCAATTCTAAATTTATTGAATTGTTAAGAATTAAAAATGGTACTGTTGTTTATGATAACACTAGCCCAGTTCTTGGTGGATTAGAAGATGTACTCGCGGCTCAAATGTATGATCATGCAGGAAATTTTATTGTAACTCCATTTAATATTTCATTTAGCGATTCAAATTTTACTGATGCAGCTACAACATTAAATGCAGTAGTTTCTTCTGGAAAAGCATACGTTTATGGGTATCCATATAATGCTACATTTCCTACCTATCTATCATTAGATAAGGCAAGAGAGACTGCAAACTCATTAAATAATATAACTAGCACATATTATGGTAATAGCGTAAGAATTTCTGATGCATCAGGCAAATTACCCATTCCTTCTTTAGGATCAAGAGTTGAAATACATTCTGTTAGTAAAAATCAAAGCAAAACTAATGAAACGAGATTAGGTTATGCTTATGTTGGTAATATTGATTATACAACAACAAATGAATATTCATTATATTTGTACAATTTAACTATTTCTGATCAAAAATTAGCTATGGCTAACTCTATAGTTGGCGCTAATTTTGCTGCGAATACAATACTAACGTCAGGCGTTAATGTTGTTACGGATTCAAAATATAATAAATTATTATTTAAATTACCATATTCGAATCCATCATCAATTTTTGATGCATCTTTAACATTAGATAAATTTACAACAATTTCTGTGTCATCAAGTACAGCTATATTGGAAACTTATAGCGGAAATAAACAATTTTCTTGCGGCGTTAATACAAATATTGATGGATTACCTCTTAGCACGAAAAATGAAAATTTTATTCTTGTTGCAAAAACTACTAATGGCGCATATAGTTCTGGAGAATATATTGATTTAGCTGATGTTGTAATTAAAGTTCAAAATATTGGCGATAATTATAGAGCAACATTTACGTTCTTAAATAGTTACACAGGATCAATTGACGTTAAATATAGCATCTACAATATTGCTCCAGCAAAAAAAGTAAAAAACCTTCAGAAAAATAAAATAGTACAAATTGATTGTAAAACCACGCCAACAAGTTTAGGGTATTCTGATATTGCAACATTCAAAGGAGTATTTAAAGCTCCTATTAATAGCGCAGTTTATATTCCAGGAAGTAATGATTCTTGGGAGGCAGCAATTGCATATGATCAATATAATGTTGTAAAATTTGGCGATAAATTGTATATATCTACAATTTCTTCTAATAGTAATAATTCTCCTCCATCTAATCCATCTAACTGGAAACTATTAGAAAATACTAAAATTAATTATAAACTGGATAATGGCCAAAAAGAATTTTTCTATGACCATGGAACAATATCTTCTCTATCTGCAGCTAATGTTGGGAAACTATTTGTATTATTTGATTATTATACCCATTCTTCTGGTGAATATATTGCATTTAATTCGTATCCTAATGGATATAGAGATATCGCATCAGTAAAAATTAATAATACGATATACGATTTAAAAGATTATATTGATTTTAGACCGCGCAGAAAAGATTCTTCTGATGCTACTATGGTATTGTATGACGATTATACAATACCATCAACAATAACTGATTCTAGGTTCTATTATGACATGTCATATTATCTAGGAAGAATAGATAAATTAATATTAACCGGAGAAAGAAAATTACAATGGTTTAAAGGTGTATCATCTTATAAAAATTATATTCCACCCAAAGATGATGTTAACGGAATGACTATTGCGACTATACAATTTGACCCATATACTCCAGACGCAAAATCTATAAAAATTAATTATTCTAAACATCGCAGATATACTATGGACGATATTGGTACATTAGATACTCGTTTAACTAATGTCGAATATTATACTGCATTAACTATGGGCGAAAAAACAGCATTAGGTACAAATATAGTTGATGAGTATGGCACAAGATTAAAAAATGGATTTATAGTCGATTCATTTACTAATTTAACTATTGTTGATTTATCTACAAATGATAGAAATGTATCAATAGATTTAGTTAAAAATTTAGCTAGACCCGCTTTTGATAAAAGAGAGTATTCACAAATTACAGCATCAAAAGATGAGTTTGCTGATGAAGATTTAAACTTAAAAATTTACCCAAATGGATTAGTAAGTTTTAAATCTGCGCGCAAACCTATAATTGTACAAGATCAAGCAACTGGTTATGTAAAAATTAATCAATTTGATTCTATTTCATATAAAGGCGATTTATATTTAACTCCTCAATCTCAAGTATTCCCTGAACAATCCGGAGCAAATGTTCCAATTATTAATGAAGATACTGCTGCTATAGTAGCAGCGAAAACAACTCCAGGATTGGTATTTAATGACTGGCAAACATTTTATTCAAACACAACTGACTATAAAATAGAGGAAGGGTCAACTAGCGAAGTTACTTATGGAAAATCAGTTTATTCTGTTTCTACTGCGATTGTAGGTAAAGCAACCGAAACGCATAAAGATTTAATATCAGCTATAGTTCCTAAAACAAAAGAAACGACAATTAATTTTAGAGCAACTGGATTAGCTCCATTTACACGAATGTATGTTTATATTGCAAATAGGCTTGTTAGTGGATATGTTACCCCAGATCATAATCCAATGGGCATAATTACTGGAGTTGCAATTAATTCTGGCGGTATAGGATACTCAGCAGGAGCAACGGCAGTATTAACTTCAGCTGCAAATGTTACTGCTACATTTAAATTAAATGTTACTGGTGGTGTTATTGATTCAGCTACTATTACTAATATTGGAGCTGGATATACAACAAGGGGAACAACAAAACATACTCTAACTATCACAGATTCAACGCATACTACTGCCGCTGGACTTGTAGCAGTTACCAATCCTAAACAAGGAACTTATTTATATACTGATGCTAGCGGAGAATGTTCTGGTAGTTTAATTATACCAAATAATGATATGCTTAGTTTTGATGCTGGGGAATTATTGATAACTGTTTGTAGTACTCCTCATTATGATATAGCAAATGCACTTTCTTGCGCTCAAGCAATCTATTATTCAAAATATGCATTTTTTGAAAACATTGTTACTTCAATAAGAAAACCATATATTAAAAAAATTAGAGATATTCCTGATCCTCCTGCAAAACCAAGAGTAGGGCAAATTATTGTACCATCTAAAATATCATATACGTTTAGCGATTATAAACTCCCTTATGCACAAACAAAAGGTGGTATATTAACTATTCCAATATATTTAAGTGGAGATGCACCGACTTCTGATGTTATCGTTACATATAATCTTAATGCTTCGCATGATCAACCTGGAGCAGTGGAAATTAATTCAGCAACACCAAGTCAATTTACATTCACGCCATCAAATTATACAACTAAACAAGATTTAGTTATAAACTACAATTTAAATGGAACGGTACCAAGTAATAAATTGGCAAGTTATATCGAATTTTATGCAGCTTCTTCTGATCCTGTATATAATTATGCAGGAATAGTAAAACCAGCTGAATCGTGGACTAAAAATTATATAATTGGAACTGCAACTACAAATTTATCTCCAATAGTAATTACAGATCCAAGTCCAATAACAAAACAAGAACAAATTAATACAATAATTCAACAAGAACATCCAAAAATTACAGTAACTAATTGCACCATTCCAAATGAAAAAGGAACTGGATCTATTGTTGTCACATATAGTGGAACTGATATTGGTTGGCATACTGCATCAACAACTACATATCCTCTACAATTTACAGCTGTACTTGTCGAAACTAACAGTGGAGTTACAATTACTTCTTCTGAATATCAAGCCGAAACTACAAATAAAGATATCCAAACTGGTTCAACTAGACAAATAAAACAATTTCAAAATGAATATTTGTCATTTATGTTTAATCTTTATGGCGTGGCTCAAGGAACTTATCATGTAAAAGTAACTATTCACTCAAATAATCCAAACTGGGAAGGATTAAACGCGACTTCTACTGTCACAGTCGGAGCTGCAATAGTACCTCCAGTTGATCCAAATATAATAGTTTGGTCTAATAATAATACAAGCCCAACAATTGGTGAACTTAATAATCCACTAAGAACTACGCATTCTAAAGGTGGAAGCAATATTATTGGTATAACATTAAATAAAGCTCCCACTGGTAGCGTATTAGTTAAAGCCAATTCATCATTAAAAACTGGTGGCGGTGATGTAGTTACGTTTTCTAATAATTTTACAGATTATGCGCTTGGTAATACAGTTACATTTACGGCAAGTAATTGGGATAAGTTACATTCTTTTGTTGCTCTTGGGTATGATAACCTAAATAACGAATCTCTTATTACAACTCCATATTATATTGATTTAAAAGCATCTGCCAGTAATCCTGCTGATTCAGGTTTCGTTGGTTTGTCGAAACGAATTCCAATAACAAATACTGATTACGCAGAAGCTATTGGTGAGCCGATTTTGACAATTCTTGGAACAAAAACAACTGGCAATGGGTCTATAATTTCGGTATCCGTTGCATTAACTTCTCCTCCATTAGGAAACGATGTTGTTCGAGTTATGTTTGAATCTAATAATACAACAACTGGCGGTATTATTATTACTGGATCTGCATATGGCGCAAATGGTATATTCCAGTTTACAAATTCAAATTACGGCGTTCCTCAAACTCTACAAATTCAAGGAGCGCCTTTATCAGCTCTTGACTCTGGAGATGATGTAAAATATATATTAAAGTGTACATCCGAAAAATGGGATACAGTTAACAATAAGAAAATTGCATCTGAATGGACTAATGAGATACTTACTGATTTAATTAACTCTCCATACATATATCGGTCAACTTCTGTAACCACAACTAGAAGAACTAAAAGATATGAGGCTTTGTGTTTAGGCAGAGATCCAAAATCATGGACTCCAGATATGACTCAAATACAAGCTAATATTCAACCGGAAAATAATCGCGGGACTATAGTTAGTTATCAAGTAGTTGGCCCATGGATTGATGTTGCACAAAATGCGCTTAAATATACTGCAAACTTTACAGGAAAAATATCTGCGCAAAGATCATCGTCCACTAAAGTTACACAAACTAATCACGCGGATTTAACAATAAGTTTAGATCCCAAATTTTATAATAATGTTTTAGATACTATGTTTGTTAATCCAAAAATTACATGTATTTCTGCATATAATATGACATTACAAAAAGATGTAACTGGTCATATTAAGATTGATACAGCAGCTTCTGCAGGTTCTAATAGCCCCACAGTACCAGCAAGAGGCGGGTTTTTTGCCGTAATACCATATACAGGAAAAAATGGTACTGAAGTTCAACTAGTGACTACTTTTTATATTTCCGGAATATATTTTGATGCAATTGCAGCTGGATTTAAAGTTTCTGAATATGTTGATCAAGAGATAACAACTACATATTATAGAACAGACACATATGAACAAATTGGCGTACCTGACGTCAAAACTATTACTGGTACCGGAACTGACGTTGATTGGAAATCTTCTCCTGAATCAGTTTTAGCTGCATATAATGTTATCGCAAATAATAGAGCTTATGATGCAATTTTGCCTAAAACTGGATATAATCTTCGCGATAGGTTTTTATCTAAAGGCGTATTTACATCTGACATACGCGTGTTTGAAATAGAAACTCTTAAATCCAATTTAGAAAATAAAGGTATATTTATTGAAAAAATTAAAGAAAAAATTATTAATAGTGGTGGCTTTTCAGGCAATATTGACCCGAAATTAAAAACTGCATACACAAAAGAGTTAAATGACTATAATAATATTATTTTGGAATTAAACACTCTAGGTCTTGACGTAGCTGCTGCAGGAGGATATACAGTAATACCTCTTGTTTGGAATCCATTTGAATATACCAGTTCAATTAATTACGACTCTAATAGATAGTCGTTTTGAAAATATATGTAAATAAAACTTAAAAAGGGCTTTTTATGTCGCTAGATAGATCTTTAATAACATCTTATGTCAAAAATAAATTTATGACATCTGATTATATAAAAAATAGAATAAAACCAACCGGAACTCAAAAATATTATGACGAAGAAATTCAATTTTGGGTTGAACAAATTTACAATTCTGGTTGGGAGGAAACTTTATTTAATATAGAATTCAATAAAGTATATGAAACAAATCATGATAAATCATTAAGTTCTATATCTCCCAATGATTATATCGGGCAAACTTTTTACATAGATAATAAATCGTACCCAAAAGGTATGTTTATACATGATATTTGTATATTTACTGCACTAGAAGATACTTCAATTCCATTAACTCTTGATCTTAGAAAATTAGTTAATGGTATTCCTGAAGTCGATACGCTGCCATTATCATCCGTTACAATAAGACCGGCATACGATAGAACTGAAGCGCAAATTATTCCATGGGAACCTGATGCTATAGAAAAAAATAGTTTACGACAATTTAAATTTGACCATCCAGTCTTTGTTGAACCTGGATGGTATTGTTTTACTTTAAAAACTTCATCGTCAAAATATTCAGTCTATATTGCAGAAAATGGGAAAGGAACACTAAATACAGGAAAAACTGTAGTTAACCCATATCTAGGAGATTTTATATATTCGAGTCAAGGAGAATCATGGGTTATTGACCCAACAAAAGATTTATGCTTTGAGTTATCTAAATCCGAATTTCTTGTAGGAGAAAGAAATTTATATTTAAACATTAAACCAGAACAGTATTCTGATGAATTTGCATATGATTTATTACATTTTAAAACATCAATAACTGAAGTTCCTGGGCATTCGTATTTAGAAGAAGCTAAAGCAACTGTAACTGAATTTGGTACAAATAATTCTAACGACGTTGTCATATTTAAAAATAGTAATGCTGTTCCGCCATCGCATTCCACTATTAATAACAATGATGGCGCATTAATGTTAACATTAAAATTAATAAATAAAGATCCAAATTTAACACCTATAGTAGATTTACATGAGACTGGAGTTGTGTTGGTTAGAAATATTGTTGATTCGTACAGTCAATATATTTCCGATTCAGAATTAGGTCCAAATGGAAGCGCGTTTGCAAAATATATAACAAAACCAATAATATTAAACGACGGGTTTGATGCTGATGGTATAACAGTATATCTTGACGTTAATAGACCAACTGGGTCTGATATAGAATTATTCTATAAAGTGTTAAATAAATATGACACCAGTGTTGCATTTGAAAATGCTAGGTGGCGTAGATTACCAAAAAAATCAACAGAAACAGCTTCACAATTATCTATTGATTTCGCTGAAGAAGAATATCAACAATTAAATATGTTTTATTTAGGCGAAAACGGCGAAACTTACACTACATTTAACCAATTAGCAATTAAAGTTGTATTTTATACTGATGATCCAACAAAAGTACCGTCTATTAAGAATTTTAGAGCTATTGCTTCTGTATAAATGGAAAAACTAAAAGTTAAAGATGCTCCGGGATGGATTAAAGATCCATCCTCTAAAGCTGTATTAAATACCGATTTATCTGCATTAGAACAACGCAAACAAAATAAGAAGAAAATTAATCAAATAAATAGTTTAGAAGGAGATCTTAGTAATGTTAAATCTGAACTAACTGAACTAAAATCAGAAATTAAAGATATTAAAGATATTTTATTGCAATTTATAAATGCCAAGTCTAATTTATAAATATAGCTATAAAAATTTTATTTAAAGGGAAATACTAGTGGCTATATCTCAGATTACATATTCTAATACATTCTCGCATTGGATGGTGGTGACAAATCAATTGGCGAGCGTCGTTAATACCCTCACTTCAGGGGATTTTTATAAAAATCAAGGAACTTTATATTTAAATTCTCCGCAAACGGGTTTATATGTAGGTAATTCTGCGATTTTAGGTGGAAACGTAACTATATCTGGTCCAACTGGAACTATATTAGAAATTCGTAATCCAACAAATATTTATAATACCCTTTCTGTTGCAAACCTTATTAATGGTAGCTTAATACGAAGCGATACAATAATTTCTTCAATTAATGTATTTACGTCAACTGCAACAGTTAACACCAAACTTACTGTTGCCAATTCTTCTGTATTATCTGGAAATACTAGAATAACTGGAGATTTTGCAGTAGCGGGCAATACAGTAATTTCTGGTAATACATCTCTTTCTGGTACTACCAGAATTAATGACGGTATGACATTAATTGGCGTATTAAATGCAACTGGAAGTATTATTGCTAATGGAACAATTGATTTATCTGGTAATTTAAATTTAACCGGCGATTCAACTTTAACTGGTGATATAACATCAACTGGTAATACTGCATTTTATGGGAAAAGTGCGTTTTCTGGAAATACTGTAATATCTGGAGATATTACATCAACAGGAAATACTGCGATTTTAGGTAAAACTGTTGTATCTGGAAATACAACGTTAGCTGGAAATACGGCTCTATCTGGAAATACATCGTTAGCTGGCAATAATACTTTATCTGGAAGTACTCTATTAACTGGAAGCGTTAATTTAGTAGGAAATACTGCTTTATCTGGTAATAATAATCTATCTGGAAGTACAGCGTTAACGGGCAATACTATATTATCCGGTAATACCAATTTATCTGGAGAAGTATTATCTTCCGGAAATACAACTATTTCAGGAAATGTAATAATCAATGGTATCATATCTTTATCTGGAACTACAATTTCTTCTGGAAATACAACAATTTTAGGAAGAAATATTTTATCCGGTAATACATCATTAGCCGGAAATACTGCTTTATCTGGAAATACAACTATTTCAGGGAATATTACGGTTTATGATACAATAAGTATAATTAACAATAAAGGCGTTTCTGCTAATGGACCAATTAAAAGCGACACAACTGTTTCCGGTTCAGTATTAGTATCAGATATATTACAAGTAAATTCAAATGTAGTTTTTGATACAACTAATGTAAAAATTAAAAGTTCCGACGGATTATCATATAATGTAATCTCATCAAAAGATTTAATTGATGCTAATGCTACAATTTATAGAGATTTAGCCAATACAAATCTTAGTGTTGTTTCTACAAATACCTATGTGCAAAATTGGGCAAATAGTACATTCCTTAAATTTTCTGGAAACCCGTTAACTACAGCTTTAATACCAACATTAGAAGTTACAAGTTTTACAACGAAAGATTTGGTAGTAACTGGGGTTTTTACTAACCAAGGTTCTACGATTACAGATACTAATGAATATATTTTCCAAGCAAACTCAGGTTTACCAACATCCGTTAGTTCCCAGATTACCGTAAATAGAGGCGAATCAGCTAATACCGCAAACGTTAATGCTATGATTAGATGGAATAATCCATCTAAACAATGGGAAATTAGAGATGTTAATAGTAATACATCATATTATAAAATAACTACAAAAAATGAATTAGATGGAGCAAATACATTTTTAACAACATTGATTGGTAATAAATTTACTAATGCAGCAACATTCGGTAGCGATTTAACTGTTGCAGGTAATTTGGTTGTTAACGGATTAACAACTACAATTAATACAAATACATTATCTATTGATGATAAAAATATAACTCTTGGCGATGTTGCTTCATACACTTCAGTTACATTTACTTGCAGTAGTGGTTCTCCAATTATAGCTGTTACATCAACTGCTGGGTTAATTCCTGGAATGATTATTACTAAAACTGGCGGTCAAGCTACTCCTCCAGGTGGAGCGGCTACAATTGTTTCTGTTGATTCTACCACACAAATTACTGTTAATGTTAATATAAACACAACTAGCGGAACGCAATTTGTTGGTGATATTGCCGGCGTCTCAGACTTAACTGCTAATAGCGGAGGTATCACATTAAAAGGCACAATCGACAAGACTTTTAATTGGGCAAATACAACTTTTTCTGCGTGGACTAGTTCCGAAAACATTGCATTAGCTAGTGGTAAATCTATTATACTTAATGGTTCTTCTTCTGGTATAACTACAGTACAACCAAGCGCGATTGCTGGGGGAGTTTTAACATTATCAGCTAATACTGGAACTGTAATATCTACTGGTGATACTGGAACTGTAACTAACGCAATGTTAAATGGTTCTATCACAAACAATAAATTCGCAAATAGTTCTATAACTATTGGAACTACAAATATTGCATTAGGTTCTTCTAATACTACATTAAGAGGAATTACAAACTTAACTTTTGCAAATACTATCAATTCAGGAAATACAGTTTCTTTGATTGCTGATAATATTGGTGGGAATAATATAATTATATTCCCGAATCAATCCGGAACAGTAATTCTTTCTGGAGCAACAGGAGCTCCAATTACTGCTGCTATGATTGCAAATAATTCTATTGCAAATAATCATATTCATGATAATGCTGCTATTGCAACATATAAATTAGCTGCAAATTCAGTAACACTTGGAACTACTAAATTAAATTTAGGCGAATCAAGTAATTCAATTCAAAATATTGTTAATATAAAATTTGCAAATACTATCAATTCAGGAAATACAGTTTCTTTGATTGCTGATAATATTGGTGGGAATAATATAATTATATTCCCGAATCAATCCGGAACAGTTGTACTTTCAGGCGGTGGTGGCGGCTCTAGTGGTGCATCAATTACTGCTGCTATGATTGCAAATAATTCTATTGCAAATAATCATATTCATGATAATGCTGCTATTGCAACATATAAATTAGCTGCAAATTCTATATCTGGAATATATTTGGGTAACAATTTAAATGCGTTAGCTAATGGTACTGGATTAACTTGGTCAACTGGAACAAATTATAATGGTTCAGCTGCTGCAACTTTAGCAATAGATTCTACCGTTGTTGCTTCTAAATCTGGCAAATTAAGTCAATTTGCATCAACAACTAGTTCTGAATTCCTTGGAATTATTAGTGACAAACAAGGAACTGGTCCATTAGTTGCAAATAATAGCCCAACATTAACTACTCCTAATATTGGTGTAGCTACTGGAACATCTTTATCATTATCAGGCGATTTATCAGCTAGAAATTTAACTATTAGCGGAACTACGACAACAATTAATTCAAGTACATTATCTATTGATGATAAAAATATTACTCTAGGTGATGCAGCTGGAATTCCAAATTTAACATTTATTTGTACTGCGGGTTCTGCAGTTTTAACTGTTGCATCAACTGCTGGAATGATTCCCGGAATGATTCTTACAAAAGATTCTGGCCAAGCTATACCGCCAGCTGGAGCAACAATTGTATCTATTAATTCTGACACACAAATTACTATTAGCGGAACGGTTAATGCATCTGGTGGAACTCAATTTGTAGGGCATTTTGATGGATATACTGATGCAACTGCTGATCAAGGTGGTATTACATTAAAAGGTACAACCGAAAAAACTATAATATATTCCACTGCTGCAGTAGGCGGAGCTAGTGCATGGAGATTTTCAGAAAATATTGATTTAGTTACTGGAAAATCGTTTAATATTAATAATACGTTAATTGCTAACTCAACACATTTAGGTGCTTTATCTGGCTCATCGATAACTAATGTAACTGCAAAAGGTTTATCTGCTAATTCTGATATTTCAACATATAGAGAGAAAGTTACTGATATAACTATTAGTTCAGGCGGAGTTACTAATATAGATGTAAGTGCTGGTAATATTTTTAATATAACACTTAGCTCTGGAATTGCAAGTCCAGTTGCTTTAAATTTAAATAACTATAATGTTGGTAGTGGATATACACGACCAATAACATTAATAATTAAACAACCAGCGACAAGCTCAGGAAAGCTTGTTACTGTAAATGGAGCTAAATATACTGATGGGATTGCTCCAATTTTATCAACCGCTGCCAATGCTATGGATGTATTAACCTATTGGTCTATAGATAATGGTACAAACTGGTTTGGTACTTTTGCCATGGCTGGCATTATAATTTAACGTTTCTTTTAATAAGGAGAAAATTTATGACATTAAGATTAATTGACGAAGTTTATTTGTATACATCTTCTCAACCAGAAGATGCGTTAACAAACAGAGAATTAGTTTCTTGGTTTGACCATTCTGGTATTCCATATATTCATTTATCATATGGAAATGATAATCACGAAGAGGTTTTAACTGCAGTAAATACTTGGTGGCGACACGATATTGACACTGGAATTTTACAAGAACCTCTTACGGGATTTCCATTTGTGGTATATACGGAATCGCATTCAGATAAACCAATATCATATTTACCAAGAAAATATATTACAACTAAAGAAAATATAGTTGAACAATTACCTTCTCTTTATTCATTAGGTAGAGATTAAAAGGATAAAAAATGCCAATTGGTATCGGAACACAAATTAGAAGAACCATAGTTAATGCAGGAACAACAACTATAAGCATTGGCTCAGGGAATCAAGCATTTCCATTTGGGGTTAATTCAGTTAAAGTTAATATGAGTGGAAATCCAGGAACAGCTGGCATTGCAGGTAAAGGAGGATCAGCAGGATTAGCTGGTCCTGGAAGTTGCGGTGGAGCTGGAGGTCCTGGAGGAGCTGCAGGTAAAGGCGGTAAAGGAGCTTGCGGTGGTCCTGGAGGTTGCGGTGGAGCTGGAGGTACTGCTGGCATTGCAGGTAAAGGCGGTAAAGGAGCTTGCGGTGGTCCAGGAGGCGCAGGAAGTGCCGGAGGAACTGGGGGAGCTGGAGGTACTGCAGGAGCATATTTAGGGTTAGGGGTGTTAGGTGGTCCTGGAGGTTGCGGTGGAGCTGCAGGTAAAGGTGGAGCTGGCGGAACTGCAGGAACTGCAGGAAAAGCCAGTTGCGGTCCAGCTGGACTTGGTGGTCCAGGAGGCGGAGCAGGAGGAGGATCTTCATCTATTTCCTGCGGCTCATATTCGCCCACTAAATTTATTTTTACTGGAACTGGTGGAGCAGGAGGAGCATCTTGCTGGCACGCAGGAGCAGCAGGTGGAACTGGATCTATATATTCTCCTACTCCAGTAGCTATTTTAGGGGGATATGGAGGATTCGCATATGGTGCAACTGGAACTTTATATGGCAGTCCTGGAGAAGTTACTACAGGTAGAGGTGGAACATACGGTAAAGCTACTACTGCATGCTCGGTAACTTATTCAAGCGGAAATAGAGGAACTGCTGGGGGAACAACATTAAATTCTAGTTTTTGCTGTTCTAATTCGTCTTATACGAATATTGCTGGAGCACAAGGCGGGGGCGGAGCTGGCGGAGCAGCATTTCGTTGGAAATCTAATTGTTGGTATTCAACTGGTGGAGGAGGCGGAGGTGGAGCTGGATCTCCAGGAGGAGCAGGAGTTGCAGGTTCAGTATGGGGCGCAGGAAAAGGCGGAGCTGGTAGCGCGGGAGCTGCTGGCTCCCCTGGAAAATGCGCTCCAAATACTTTTACTTACGTCTTATGTCCAGTAAATTCAACATATTTTTGCGGAAGTTGCAGGGGTTATGCCGGCGGATTTGGAGTAGCTGGAGCTAATGCTGCTTTAGATGGTTCTTGTGCGCCAAACACATGGGCATTAACTTGCCCATCAAATAGCGTTCAATTTTATGGAAATTGTAGAGGTTATGCTGGAACAAAAGGTACAGAAGGAGGTTGCGGTACTAATGGTATATGCGCTCCAAATTCTTGGCTTGTAACTTGCCCAACAAACGGGCTTACTCATTATGGGTGGTATAAAGGTTTTGTTGGTACTGCAGGAGCTCCTGGTATCGATGGTTCTTGCGCTACCAGTTGTGCTCCAAATACGTGGACTTCTTGTTCTGGAAATTCTGGAAATGCCGGAACTCCAGGAACTGATGGAAATCAATCTTCTATTTTTTGTATAATTGCTAAAGGAGGAACTGCTGGTACTGCAACTGCTGGAACTCCAGGAACCGCAGGAACTAAAGGCACGAAAGGAGCTAAAGGAGCTAAAGGTTATACTGGTAATGCAGGAGCTTGTGGTAATGTAGGGTTTGCAAGTACATATAAAGGCGCAAAAGGGTCTAAAGGATCTAAAGGTACTGATGGCACCTATGGATTCGCCGGATATAAAGGATTAAAAGGAGTAAAAGGCGCCAAAGGTTACACGGGAAATAATGGATGTACCGGAGGTAAAGGATATAAAGGAACAAAAGGCTCTCCTGGTGGACAAGGTGTAACTGGATGTCCAGGTAATGATGGAACAGCTGCTATTGCTGGGGTAGGTACTGCAGGAAATTGGGGAGGAGGCGGAGCTGGAGGCTATGCAGGTTCTATATTCAATTCCAAATTATATGTACCAACAGTTTTTGGTAGCGATGGAGCAACATATCCAGGAGGCGGAGCTGGAGGTATCGGAAAAGCGTGCGTAGGTCAATCAATGACAGGTTCTCCAGGAACTGCAGGAACTGTTGGCGTTTCAACTCAAGGAAAAGCTGGAACTGTTGGCGCAACCGGAAAAGATGGTAATGCAGGAACTCCTGGATGTATAGGTTTAAGGGGTAACGTAGGACCTGCAGGAAATCAAGGAAAAGATGGAAGTGCTGGAACTCCAGGAACTGCTGGAAATGCCGGAACTCCCGGAAAAGATGGAACTCCTGGATCAGTTGGAAGCGTAGGTCTTAAAGGTGCATCAGGAACTCCAGGTAATACTGGGGCTGATGGAAATTCAGGAAAAAATGGATGCATAGGTCTTAAAGGCGCATCCGGATCTGCAGGATCCCCAGGAAAAGATGGTAGCGCAAATTGCGGGGGGGCTGCAGATACGCTTAGTTGCGTTAGCGCAAAAATTTCTTCTAGAGTTTCATATCCATATGTTGCTGCGCAAAAAATTACCGTTTCATGGCCAAGACAATAATTAAATTACAAAGGAATTAAATAGATGAAAAAATATGAATATACATATAAAATAAAAGATATTAATATAGCCGAAAATGCTCTTCTTGTTGAATATATGGCTACAGATGAATCTTTAACATCATATACTCTTCATATTCCTTCCTATATACTGAATGAAGATGAAACGAGAAAAACTATTGACGAAGTTATTAAATTTTGCGCTCCTCATGGTAGATGGGAATCTCAAGAAATTTTAGTTGAACAATATAATGATATTTTACATAAAACTGAACTGGTGCCTATACAAAATGCTTGAAATACAAAATAATGGTATTGCTATATTTGACAATGCCTTTAGTGACGAATATTGCGATCAAGTTATAAATTTTTTTGAATGGTCGCAAAAAAATAATAGAACATGGAATAGATTACAATCAGAAAATGCTCAAGAAATATATAAAAATGATATATCAGCTTCGCTGCATGCATCAATAAATGAAAGATATTTTTCATCAGATAACACCAATTTAGTTGCTGAATTTAATGATACGTTTTTTGATGTTTGGTATGCAGAATATTTAAAATATTTTTCGACATTAAATACTGCAGAAAAGCATGGTATTTTTGCACACAAAATACAAAAAACTTCTCCTGGAGGAGGATATCATTTATGGCATTTCGAAGCCGGAGGATTAATTACTTCCAGAAGATTAGGTGCATATATTTTATATTTAAACGACATTGATGTTGGGGGAGAAACTGAATTTCTATATCTTCGTCAACGAATAGAACCGAAAAAAGGAAGATTGGTAATTTTTCCTTCTGGATACGTATTTACACATAGAGGAAACCCTCCGTTAACTAGCGATAAATATATAATGACGGGTTGGTTGGAGTATATGGGAGGATGAGCAAATATTTATTTCACCCTATTGTAACAAAAAATCAAGATATTGGAGATTATGTTTTCTGGCAACAAGGGTTTAGCGATAAGGATATTAATGCTATTATTGCATTAGGAGAAAATAGAAACCCAATACAAGCAACTATAGATAGAAATAGAGTTGTTAGGGATATTAGAGTTTCAAATACTTCATGGATAGATTTACAAGAAGATTCAGTTTGGTTATATGATAGAATATGTGATATTGTATGTAAATTAAATTATCAATACTATAAATTTGATTTAAGCGGGTTTTATGAACATATGCAATTTACTATATATGAAGGTAATGAATTAGGGCATTATGATTGGCATTTAGACAATAATTTAAATTCAGATTCTCCGCCAAGAAAATTATCTTTTGTTTTACAATTATCAGATCCAAACGATTATGAAGGCGGCGATTTACAATTAATGCATTCAACAAATCCCGTAACTGTAAAAAAAGAAAAAGGGTTAGTAGTTGTTTTTCCAAGTTTTACTTTACATAGAGTGACTCCAGTAACAAAAGGAATTAGAAAAACCTTAGTTGTTTGGGTGACTGGACCATCATTTAGATAAAGAGATTTATATTATGAAAAAACCAAAAATATCCAGAAGAAGAAATACACATCAATATAAAAAAACTAATCAAATAGAATTAGAAACTTTTTTATATTTCCCGACAGCGATTCATGCAACAAATCTTCCTGAGTTTTTGGATGTAGCCAATAAAGTATCTAAAGAGTTTCTAGGAAAACAAAAAGAAGAAATTAATGATGTTTATCCTGTTCGTATGACTGGTCAGATATATAATGACGAAAGATTATCTGAATTATGCGATGCAATATTAGATCTTGGATGGAATGTTTTAGATCAACAAGGTTATGATATGCAACATTTTAGAGTTATATTAACCGAAATGTGGGTTCAACAACACCACAAATACTCTTTAATGGAGCATCATGTACATGGAGGAGATCAACTTGTTGGATTTTATTTTCTTAAAGCGCCAAAAAATGGTTCAAAACCTATTTTTTATGACCCAAGACCAGCAAAAGTAATTACAGATTTACCATTAAAACCTTCAGCAGAAATTAATGCAGCAACAAATATTATAAATTTTGATGCAACTCCAGGAAGAATGTTTATCACAAATTCATTTCTTCCGCATTCGTTTTCAAAAAACGCTTCTAATGAACCAACTGAATTTATACATTTTAATTTAAAGGTAGTTCCATATTTTAAAGAAACTTCTAATGTAGAAATTGTATGAAATATCTTATAAGATTTAATAAAACTAGAGGTAAACCAAATAGAGGTACAATGGAACACGTTTGGCGAGTGTTTGAGGAAGAAAAAGAATATCTTGTTAAACATGTTGAAATTAATGTCCCATCATTTAGCGAAAGAACAGGCGAAGAATGGAATATTGCATGCGAAGGAATATTGACTTTAGATAGAGAAACGTCAACTGCAATTATAAATACAGAATAACCTTTTTACCGTCTCTGTTATAAATAATATAATACTACATATAAGGAGTTTTAAATGGCTCAAGTTACAACAAGAGACGAATTAAAAGATTATGCTCTAAGAAGATTAGGTGCTCCAGTTATCACTATCAATGTTGATGACGAACAATTAGAAGATAGAATTGATGATGCGATTCAATTTTATCAAGATTATCATTATGATGCTACAGAATCGTTTTTCTGGAAGCACGAAATCACCCAACAAGACGTTGATCAAAAATATTTTACTATTGATCCGGGAATTTTAGGTATTACTAGAATTTTTGCGTTAAATGAAACTATTACTAAAAATAATATGTTTGATTTAAGATATCAACTTCGTCTTCATGAATTATACGATTTTACATCAACATCATATACTAATTTCTCCATTACAATGCAACATCTCCAAAATTTAAGTGAAATGTTTACTGGGGAAGTTCCAATTAGATTTCAACGTCATACTGGAAGATTATATGTAGATTGGGGATGGGGTTCATCACAGATTCCAGTTGGGTCAATGGTTGTTGCTGAAGGATATAAAGCAATTGACCCAGAAACTTTTGAAAGCGTTTATAATGACCGTTGGCTAAAAGAATATGTTACCGCATTGTTTAAACGTCAATGGGGCGATAATATGAAAAAGTTTGGCGGTATTCAGCTTCCAGGTGGATTAACTTTAAATGGTAAAGAAACTTTTGATGAAGCAATATCAGATATACAAAGATTAGAAAATGAAATGCAAGATAGATATGAATTGCCAGTTCAATTTTTAGTTGGATAATTATTATGCCAAGTAAATATTTTCAAAATTATGGTAAAGCAGCAGTCGAGATAAATTTAATCGAGGATCTCTACAACGAGGCGATAAACATTCAAGGCTTCAGTGGGTACTATATTCCAAATTCGAACGTTGAAGGACGAGATTTAATCTATGGAGACGATCCTTTAAAGCAGTTTGACGACGCATATAAAATGGATATGTATTTGGTTAATACAATGGATTATGGAGACGAACAAGACTTTTTCTCGAAATTTGGATTAGAAGTAAGAAATCAAACTAAAATTCAAATATCGTTTCGTGAATTTATGAAACGAACAACTAAACAGTTTGAACGCCCAATAGAAGGTAATTTAATTTTTATACCGTTTTTTAAAGATTCTGGAGAATTATTTGAAATTAAATTTGTAAATACATCCAAAGATTTATATACTTTAGGTAGAGTTAGACCTTTCTATTATGAATTATCTCTTGAACCATTTAAATATAATGACGAAAGTTTGGATACTGGTATTGATTCTATTGATATGATTGAAATTATTGAATCATATAAAACTATTTTAGATGTTGAAGCGGGTACTGGTAATTATACTATTGGAGAAATAATTTATCAAGGTAATGCTAATAATAAAGTTGCTTATGGTGAAGTTACTGCATGGGATAGCGCAAACTCTATTGTAACTATAATGAATAATAGTGGAGAATTTTCTAATACAGCAGGATATATTTATGGCGCCAATAGTAATGCACAATATTTATTAACAACTATTGATGCTAGAGTTCATGAATCTCAATTTGATAATATACCTATTTTCGATGAAGTCGTTGATTTTATTGATACTTCTGAAGGTTTTGGTAGTTTAAAATACAAATAAGGTAAAAAAGATATGAGTTCATATAGATTACAATCAATAAGAAAAACTACTATAGCATTTGCTAGTTTATTTAAAGACATTCCATTAATAAAATATGACGATCAAGGGCGCGAATCAGAAAGAATAATTGTTCCAATTATTTATGGCGATAAAGAAAAATATGTAAAACGGTTAGACATTTCGCACGAAAAAGTGCAAATAACATTACCTAGAATTGAATATGGTTTAACATCAATGGTTTATGATGTAGATCGTAAATTAAATTCAGCAAATAAATTAATGGGTTGTGCTGCAGCTGGAGATATGTATATTAATTCTCCAATTCCATATAATTTTAATTTAGAGTTAGTGTTATATACTAGAAATATTGAAGATGCCAATCAAATAATGGAGTATATTTTATCGCATTTTACTCCAGATTATAATATAAAAATTGTTATGGTTCCAGAAGCAGGTATTGTTAAAACTATACCAATAACATATAACGGCGAATCTGAAGAAGAAGATTCCACTGGATCGTACGATTCTCCAGTTAGGTCTGTGTTTAGAACATTAACATTTACTGCCAGAAGTTTTATTTACCAACCTCCATTAGAATATAAACCAATTTTACAAGCAAATACATTTGTTTATATACCAAGCCCAATTATGAGTTATACGTTAACTGATGGAACTGGATACTTTACAAAAGGAGAAAGCGTATTCCAGGGTTATTCTTATGATAGAGCTTCAGCAAGAGGAAGTGTTGTAACTTGGAATGCTAATAACTTGATATTAACTCTTGATACTGTTGTTGGAACATTCGTTGCTAATTCAATTATAACTAATTTAACTGGATCAGCTCAGTATATTATTGCTGAAACTCCAAATAAAGGATTAGCTTATGATACTGGCGTTACGCCAACTCCAAACACATTCCCAGTTGTTGGACCATATACAGTAAATCAATCTAACTTGGATTATACAACGTAATTATGACATCTAAATTTAATAAAACAATGGAGGAAATATTTAATGTTCCTTCATTGGTGAACGAAGAAGAAACTGAATTTGCAGAATTTTTACCTGCAGAACAATCAACTCATGATTTATCTACTTTATTAGATCACGATTTAAAAACTGATTATGAAAAAACTAGAGAAAGTATTGATTCGTTAATTGCAAAAGGAACTGAAGCTATTGATGATATGTTGGCAATTGCTAGGCAATCAGAAAAAGCTCGCGATTTTGAAGTTGCTGGCAATATGATAAAAACTGTTGTTGATGCGTCAAAAGAATTACTTGAAGTTCAAAAGAAAATGCGCGATATTACAGGTAAAAAAGAAAACGTTACTCAAAATATTAAAAATGCAGTTTTTGTTGGTTCTACTAAAGATTTAATACGATCTATTAAAAATGAGAATAATGAATGATTGATTTTGAGGGTAGCAATAAGTTATATTATAGAGATAATCCTAATCTAAGAAGAGCGGGTATTGAAAATTGGGAATTCGATCAACATCAAACAGATGAACTTAGAAAATGTATTAATGACCCAATATACTTTATTCGTAATTATGTAAAAATTATTAATCTTGATGAAGGTCTTGTCTATTTTGATATGCACGACTATCAAGAAGAAATGGTTCAAGCATTTCATGAAAATAGATTTTCTATTGTAAGGATTGGCCGGCAATCAGGTAAAACCACAACATCTGTTGGTTATCTTTTATGGTTATCATTATTTACCGAAAATTATAATATTGCTATTACAGCTAATAAAAAATCATTAGCTGTTGAGATTCTTTCTCGATATCAATTAGCCTATGAAAATTTACCTATGTGGTTACAACAAGGTATTGTTATATGGAATAAAGGTAGTATTGAATTAGAAAATGGATCAAAAATGTTAGCAGCTTCTACTGCTGCTAGTTCTGTTCGTGGTGGATCATTTAATCTTGTATTTATGGACGAATTTGCTCACGTTCATAATAACTTAGCCGAAGAATTTTTTACTTCAACATATCCTGTAATTTCCTCAGGTAAAACAACAAAAATTATTATTGTATCTACTCCTCGTGGTATGAATTTATACTACAAAATGTGGATGGATGCAGTAAGTAAAAAGAGTGATTATAAAGCTGTTGATATTCATTGGTCTAGAGTTCCAGGGCGCGATGAAAACTGGAAAGAAACTACGATTAGAAATACTTCTGCTCGTCAGTTTAACCAAGAATTTGCATGCGTTACTGGGGATACAATAGTTGAAATACAGGATGAATTTGGTAATGAACAAAAAATTACAATGCGTAAATTACATTCGCTTATGAATTCTTAGGAATTCATAATATTATAAATAATTATATTTATAATAGGAGCATATTTATGTCAAAACATAGAAAAATATGGGAAGAGCATTATGGTAGTATTCCAAAAGATTATGAAGGAAGAACATATGAAATACACCATATAGACGGTAATAGGAATAATAATGATATTACCAATTTGAAATGCGTATCAATATGCGAGCATTTTAATATTCATCAAGCGCAAGAGGAATTCGGAGCTTGCGCTATGATAATGAAACGTATGGATATGTCAACAGAACAAATTTCTAATATACAAAAAGGAATTAAAAGACCTGGAATTGGAGGAGTAAAAAAAGGAACTATTCCATGGAATAAAGGTAAAAAAATATTTGTTTCCGAAGATTTAAAAATAAAACGTTCTAAAAATAGCACTGGGGAATTAAATTCTAAAGCAAAATTAAAAGAAAACCAAGTTATAGAAATATTAGAATTATATTTTAGTAGACCAAAATTAGAGTCAGAAGGAATAACACAAAGAAACGGTAGAGTTGATTCATATGAATGGAGTTTTTCTAAGTTTTATGCAAATACTTATGAATTAACTCCAGCAGCTTTAATGCGATTATTAACCAAAAAAAGTTGGAAACATGTTTGGGAAAAATACAAAATATAAAATAAAAACTATAAATGGATGGGAAAAGTTTAGAGGTGTAAATAAATTACATAAAAAACGAACCGTTCAGATTATAACACAAAATAACTGTTTTCTTGATTGTACTATAGATCATAAAATAAAAACTCTTGATGGTTATAAAGAAATTAGCGAATTATCTGATTTAGATTTTATAGAGACTATTCATGGATTTTCTAAAATTGATTTTATTTCTGAAAATTTTGAATTAGAAGAAGTTTTTGATGTCATAGATGCGGGAAACGATAAATGTTATTATACTAATGGAATTTTATCGCATAATTGCGAATTTTTAGGTTCTACAAATACATTAATCGATGGATCAAAATTACAAACTCTTGTTGCAGTAGATCCATTAGATACTGATGATGAAATATTTGCTGGAATAACAATTCCAAATGAAATGGATGTATTTATTCCTCCAGTTAAAGAATCATTTGATGATGAAACTAAAAAACAAATAGATAAAGACCATATTTATGCAATGACTGTTGACGTTTCAGAGGGGAAAAACTTAGATTATGCTGCATTTTCCATTTTTGATGTATCAACAATTCCATATACACAAGTAGCTACATATAGAAATAATCAATTACATCCAATGTTATTTCCAGATATTATTAAAATGGCTGGAGAATATTATAATAATGCATATGTATTAATTGAGGTTAATAATAATCCAACAGTAGCAGATACTTTATTTCAAGATTTAGAATATGAAAATGTATTAAAAGTTTATGCAGGAAACAAAAAAGCTCAACAAATAAGCGAGAACGGTAAAGCAACACAAAATGGCGTAAATATGAGCCCATTAGTCAAACGTGTTGGCTGTACCACATTAAAGACTTTAATTGAAACTGATAAATTACGAATTAATTCCAGCGAAACTATATATGAATTAACTCGATTTATTGCAACAAATAACTCATTTGCAGCTGAAGAAGGAGCTAATGATGATTTAGCGATGACTTTGGTTATTTTTGCTTGGTTATCAACTCAAAAATTATTTATAGAATTATCTTCTACAGATATCCGTAAAAGATTACAAATAGAAAATAATTATATTAAAGAAGATGATATTGACGTTCCACCTATGCCGCAATTTAGTAATCCATTAATGGATAGATTTACATTAGAAGATGGCGATTTATGGGAAGTTGTTGAACCAGCAGGATTTTATTATTAAACATAAACGCTGAAAATTATAAATACCTCTATGAAAACTGATTTTCTATTTTTATAACAAGGAGTACAATTTATGGGGTTTCAATTATCACCTGGAGTAAATGTATCAGAAATTGATTTAACTAACGTAGTTCCAGGAGTTAGTTCATCAATAGGAGCATTTGCCGGACAATTTAGCTGGGGACCAGCAGGTATCAGAACATTAGTAGATTCAGAAAATAGATTAGTTTCTACTTTCGGCAAACCTACAAATGAAAATTACGCATCATTCTTTACTGCTGCTAATTTCTTAGCGTATACAAACAATCTTAGAGTTGTTAGAGCTATAGACAATTCTAATACATTTAACTCAACATGTATTTCAGAATTTATTAATTTAAATTCTTTAACTGCAAATACTCGTTCAGGGAATACAGAAGTAGTATTTAACCAAAGCATTGGATCTTATTTGAGTAGCGGAGATAAATTTACATTAACTACAGTTGACGGTCCATTTATTTTGACTGCAAATACAGTTAACGGAAATGTCGTAAATGTTGTTGCTAATATCGTTGGAGCAGCAAATGGAGCAATTGCAGTTTTACCTACGTCTCAAACAGATGTAAGTATTGCAAACGAAGAAGATTACGAATTAAATTTTGATGCAGGAACATATTCTAAATTTGGTGCATTTTTTGGCCGTTATCCAAGCGATTTAGGGAACTCATTAAGTATTTCTGTATGTTCTTCTAATACCTCATTTAGTCAAACAGGATTAACTGCAAATACAACATTAGGCTTGCCATCTGTAACATTAAACGTTGGATATGCTAATACATTCTTGACTATTGGCGATATAGTAAAAGTTGGAGGAACCGATTATCCTATTTCTGGATTTACTTCTACTTCTGCGACAAATACAGTTTTAGCAGTTTCTAAAAATGGAGCAGCAACTGCAACTAATATTACGGCATCAACAAGATGGGCGTATGCAGACCAATTTGACTCAAAACCTACTTCATCAGCATATGCTATTGATAGTAAAGGTGCGGAAAACGATGAATTACATATAATTGTAATTGATACTGATGGAAAAATTACAGGCGAAAAAGGAACTATATTAGAAAAATTTGCTCATGTATCAAAAGCGCAAGACGCTAAAACAGATGACGGCTCGCCAAGCTATTATGTAACTAAAATTTTAAATGAATCAAAATATATCTATGTTGCTAACCATTTAACTGGTTCGACAAATTGGGGTGATATGCTTGATAATGGACTAGTTTACGATAAATTAACAAATTATTATCATAAATTGGGAAGAGGAACTAATGTTGCTCCATCTGCAGGAGATTTACAATTAGCATACGATAAATTTAGTAATGCTGATGAAGTTGATATTTCTTTATTGTTATCTGGCGCTGCTGATGCCACTTTAGCTAATCATGTATTAGATATAGTAAACCAAAGAAAAGATTGCGTTGCATTTGTTTCTCCATTAAGAGCTGATGCGGTTGATTCAGTTAATTTAGATAACATTATTGAATATAGAAATGCATTAACTCCATCAACTTCTTATTCAGTATTTGATTCTGGATGGAAATATCAATTCGATAAATATAACAACAAATATCGTTATGTTCCATTAAATGGTGATACTGCGGGTTTATGTGCTAGAACTGATAATGTAAGAGATCCATGGTTTTCTCCTGCTGGATTTAATCGCGGTCAAATCTTAAATGCAATTAAATTGTCATGGAATCCAACTAAAGCTCAAAGAGATGAATTGTACAAAAATGGAATTAATCCAGTTGTTGCATTCCCAGGAGAAGGAATTATCCTTTATGGCGATAAAACAATGCAAATGAAACCATCTGCATTTGACAGAATTAATGTTCGTAGATTGTTTATTGTTCTTGAAAAAGCTATTGCAATTGCAGCAAAATACTCTCTATTTGAATTCAACGATTCGTTTACAAGAGCGCAATTTATATCTATGGTTGAACCATTCTTAAGAGATGTAAAAGGACGTAGAGGTATCTATGATTTCTCGGTAATTTGCGATGAAACAAATAATACTGCTGAAGTTATTGATACAAATAGATTCGTTGGTGATATTTACATTAAACCAGCTAGATCTATCAACTTTATCCAGTTGAATTTCGTAGCAGTTCGTACTGGCGTTGACTTTACTGAAATTGCAGGTAAATTCTAAGTAACAGTTAGTTTGGTGACGAGTCTAGACTCGTCACCAACCATTATAAATAATTAAAAGAATATTTACGATTTTCAAATAAGGAGTATCCGAACATGGCGTTCAATATTGCAGAATTTAGATCAGCAATGATTGGTGATGGTGCTAGACCGAATTTATTTTCAGTTTCGCTTACATTTCCAACTGTTGCTAGTGCACCTGTTGCATCTAAACAATTAACATTTATGGCTCATGCTACAACATTACCTCCATCAATTATGGGCGTTGCATCACAATTTTACTTTGGTCGTCAAGTAAAATTTGCTGGCGATAGACAATTTCCAGATTGGAGTATTACAGTTATTAATGACGAAGATTTTAATATTAGAAATGCATTTGAATCTTGGTCAGATAAGTTAAATAGTCATTCACAAAACGTTCGTGCAGCTGGAGCAATCAATTCAACATTGTATTGCGCTGATGCTGTTGTTACGCAATACAGTAAAACTGGTGCAGCAATCAAAGAATATAAATTTGTTGGTATGTTCCCTAATACTGTTGATCCAATTGCTCTTGATTGGGGTTCAAATGATAGAATTGAAGAATTTGGTGTAACATTCTCGTATCAATACTGGGAATCTAAATCAGTAACCTAATATATAAGAATATACTATTAATATTTAAAAAGGTAATTTATTTTGGCTAAATTTTCATTATTCGGTTTTAAAATAGGGAAAGATACACCAGCACAGGAAGTGCTACCTTCTTTTTCAGCTCCAGTACTAGATGATGGTGCAGTTACTATAACTGCAGCAGCGCATTATGGTACCACTATTGATTTAGATTCAAATTATAAAAATGATGTAGAGTTAATTACTCGATATCGCGAAATGGCTATGCAACCAGAAATTGAAAGTGCTGTTGATGATATTATTAATGAAGCAATTATCAATGAAGATGGAGTTATTATAAAATTAAAATTAGATAATTTGAAAGTTGCACCTAAAATAAAGAAAGCTATTGAAGATGAATTTGATAATATCTTGACTCTTTTGAATTTTAAACAATTGGGTCAAGATATCTTTAGAAGATATTATATTGATGGAAGAATGTATTATAATATTATTCTCGATAAAGCAAATCCAAATGCAGGTATTCAAGAATTAAGATATACAGATCCAAGAAAAATTACAAAAATTCGCGAAATTAAAAAAGTAAAAGATCAAACTACTGGTTATGATATTGTTGCTGGTTATGTTGAATATTATATCTATTCTGATACTATATCAACAAAATCTAACTTAACAAATTCTGGATTAAGAATTGCTCCAGATTCAATGATTTGCGTTACATCAGGTTTATTGGACGCAAAAAGATCAATTATATTAAGTAACTTACATAAATGCATTAAACCTCTAAATCAATTAAGAATGATCGAGGATGCTAGCGTAATTTACAAAGTATCAAGAGCTCCAGAAAGACGTATTTTTTATATTGATGTTGGTAATCTACCTAAAATGAAGGCAGAACAATATCTTAAAGATATTATGACAAAATATAAAAATAAAGTCGTTTATGATGCTACAACAGGTGAAATCAGAGATGATAGAAGATTCCTTTCTATGATGGATGATTTCTGGTTACCTAGACGCTCTGATAATAAATCAACAGAAATTACTACATTACCATCTTCTGCTGCATTTGATGATATGTCAATGGTAGAATATTTCGAGAAAAAATTATATAAAGCACTTAATGTTCCATTTTCTAGATTAGTTCAACCCGATAGTGCATTTGATGTTGGTACAAATCAAGTAATTTCTCGTGATGAAATTAAATTTGACAAATTTATCCAAAGATTAAGAAATAAATTTACTGACGTGTTTGATCAAGCATTAAAAGTTCAATGCCAATTAAAAGGTATTTGCTCTGATGATGAGTTTGATGTATACAAACAAGATTTCGATTATGAATTTGTTAGAGATAATAATTATGCTGAAATGAAAGATTCAGAATTATTACAGAATAGATTAAATTTATTGGCAGTTGTTGATCCATATAAAGGCGTTTATTATTCTCAAGAATGGATCCAAAAAAATATCCTTAAAATGGATGACGATGAAATCGAACAAATGCAAAAACAAATTGCACAAGAAATTAAAGATCAAGTATATCCGGACCCAAAATTAATGAATGATCCAATGGCGGGATTAGGCGGAGATCCAGGAGTTCCCGGAGAAGATCCTAATGCTGATCCAGATGGAGATGGTGTACCTAACGATGAAGATGCAAATGATCAAGATCCATCTGTAGGTAGATCTCCTTCAGGAAATAAAAAATCAAATAAACAAGCGCAGAATCCGTACTATGACTAAAACATTACATAAAGATTTACCTCAGGTTCTAATTCTAAAAAGAACTTATGTCCAAAGATTCCCTAACGGGCAACAAGTAGCTTTGTATCACTCGGAGCACTTAAATCAATTTATTACTGTTCCTTTGGACGGTTCTAGCTTTTCTAATACAACAGAATCAGTTTTAGAAAAGTTAACACAAATATCAGAGAATGATGATATAGGAGTTATTATATTTGACGACCAGTCGGAGTTAAATATAAATAAAGAATGCGCTGATGTAATTTTAAATTTCATCAACAATAATGAAGAATTAGCAGAAGAATTACACGTTTCAGATAAAAGTTTCTTAGAAATTTTGGAACAGGCTGCTCAATTACAATCAACAGATTTATCGGAAGAATCTGGTCAATAACAGGAGTTAACAAACGATGAAATTGTTAAATGAGTTTACCGAAACAGAAGTTCTTGTAGAAGAAGCTAACGGTAAAAAGAATCATACTATTAAAGGTTATTTCATTCATTGTAATGAACAAAACAGAAATGGTAGAGTTTATGTAAAAGAGCATATGCTACCTGAAGTAACAAGATATAAAAGAGATTATATTGATACTCGTAGATCTTTAGGTGAATTGTCTCACCCAGAAGGACCGCAAATTAATCCAGATAAAGTATCTCACCTTATTACCAAATTGGATTTTGATGATCACCGTTGTTATGGTGAAGCTAAAGTTTTAGATACTCCCAATGGAAATATCGTAAAATCATTTATTGATGCTGGCGTAAATTTTGGCGTATCAACAAGAGGATTGGGTTCTATCAAAGAATCTAATGGAATTAAATACGTCCAACCAGATTTTCGTTTAGTAACAGTTGATATTGTATTAGATCCATCAGGTAAAGATTGCTATGTTGAAGGTTTAATGGAAGGAAAGGAATGGATGTTTATTGAAGGTAAAGGTTGGGTTGAACAATATCTTGAAGAATCAAGAGATACTTTAAGAAAACTTACAGCTAAAGAAGTTGAACCGATGGCTCTTAAAATCTTCGAAAACTTTTTAAGAAAACTCTAATACAAAATTTAATTTATATAAATAATTATTATAAAAATCTAATAGGAGATATTTGATGTCACAAGATAAAAATTTAAATCTTTCTGAAGCTGCAATGGATATTCTAAACAGCAACAGAAAAGACAAAGGCGCTAAACAAGATAAATTTGGCGAAGGCGAAAAATTACATGATACAGTTAATAAAACAACAGGTCATGATGTAGGAAATGCTGATTGGGAAAAATTGAGTGTTGAAGCTCCATCTGCAACTCCTCCAGGTCAAACACCACCTGTTGGCGCTGAACCAATGAAAAAATTAGCTCCACAACCAGCTGAAGCTTCTTCTAAAGTTGATACAAAAGTAAATCTTCATCCTAAAAAAGGTGTTAATGAAGAAGGCGAACCAGACGAAGATGAAGAAGAAGTAAACGAAGATATCGCAGCATTAATGGCTGGCGAAAACTTATCAGAAAGTTTTAAACGTAAAGCATCTGCTATTTTTGAAGCTGCTGTTAAATCTAAAGTTGGTGAATTAGCTGAAGAATTAGAAGCGCATTATGTTGCGCAATTCGAAGAAGCTTATGAAGATATGAAAGAAGATTTCACTGATAAAGTTGACGAATATTTAGATTACGTTACTGAATCGTGGATGGAAGAAAATAAATTAGCAGTTGAATCAGGTTTAAGAACTGAAATTGCAGAAGGCTTTATTGAGTCTTTGAAAACCGTATTCGAAGAACACTATATCGATATTCCTGAAGAAAAATTCGATGTAGTAGAAGAATTAGCTTCTAAAGTAGAGGCATTAGAAAAACAAGTTAATGAAGAAATGAATAAAAACATTAACTTGAAACAAAAATTGTCAGAACAAAAGAAAGTTGAAGCTCTTCACGCAGTATGTGAAGGATTAACATTATCTCAAGCTGAAAAAATTAAAACTATCGCAGAGAGCGTAGAATTTGTAAGCGAAAATGATTTTGTTACACAAATGGAAGATATTAAAGAATCTTATTTCTCAGCATCTACCGTTAAACCAGCTTCTATCGAATCTTTAAATGACGTTATTGACTTAAATGAAGAAGTAAAACCAGCAAAAAGAGTTGATCCAACAATTGCTGCTTATGCTTCACGTATTTCACAAACAATTTTAAAATAAAAATAAAAATTTAAGGAGTTTATCTAAATGGCTTTATTAAACGAAGAATTGCAAAATAAATGGAGTCCAGTTCTGGATCATCCAGAATTAGCAAAAATTACTGATCCATACAAAAAAGCAGTTACTGCAATTGTATTGGAAAATCAACAAGCAGCGATGGATTCAGATCGCGAAACATTGATGGAAGGAACACCAACTAATACAACTGGTGGTATTTCTAACTTCGATCCAATTTTAATCAGTTTAGTACGTCGTGCTTTACCTAACTTGATTGCATATGACGTAGCTGGCGTTCAACCAATGACTGGTCCTACTGGATTAATCTTTGCTTTACGCTCACGTTATGGCGCTCAAGGTAACGGTACATTCCCTAACGGTGGCGGTAACGAAGCATTCTATAACGAAGCTAATACTATTTTCTCTGGTATTATCGGCACAGGTGGTTCAACTACTACAGGTACAGCAAATTCAGCTGTAGGTTCTACAGGTCCATTAGCTAATTCAGCTTTTGATACTGGACAAGCAATGACAACTGCTATGGGTGAAGTATTAGGCGATGGTGCTGGTACTGTATTCGGCGAAATGTCAATTTCAATCGAAAAAGTTACTGTTTCTGCTAGAACTCGTGCATTGAAAGCTGAATACAGCTTAGAAATGGCTCAAGATTTGAAAGCAATTCATGGTTTGGATGCTGAAACTGAATTATCAAACGTTTTATCTACAGAAATTCTTGCTGAGATGAACCGCGAAGTAATTCGTACAATCTATACAGTAGCTAAAGCTGGTGCTCAATTCGGTACAGTTACTCCAGGCGTATTCGACTTAGATACAGACTCAAATGGTCGTTGGTCAGTTGAAAGATTTAAAGGTTTGATTTATCATATCGAAAGAGAAGCTAATCAAATCGCTAAAACAACTCGTAGAGGAAAAGGTAACATCTTAATCGTTTCTTCTGACGTTGCTTCTGCTCTAGCAATGGCTGGCGTATTACAATATACTCCTGCATTATCAGCTGACTTACAAGTTGATGATACTGGTAATACATATGCTGGTTTGTTACATGGTCGTATCAAAGTTTATATTGATCCTTACTTCGGTGGTTCATACCAAAACGTTGAATTATGTACAGTTGGTTATAAAGGTACAAGTCCTTATGACTCTGGTTTATTCTACTGCCCATACGTTCCTTTACAAATGGTTCGTGCAGTTGATCCAGGTACTTTCCAACCAAAAATCGGCTTTAAAACTCGTTACGGTTTAGTAGCAAATCCATTCGCTGAAGGTACAACCCAAGGTCAAGGTTTGATTACTCCACGTAGCAACAACTATTACAGAATCTTTGCTGTGAAAAACTTAATGTAATTTAGTTTTGTTTCATGGATGAAACAAAAAAGGGAGCTTCGGCTCCCTTTTTCTATTTGGGAGTTTAGAAAAAACTATCTAAATCAAAAGACGTGGATCTTTGATATTTACCTCCACTGGTATCTCGTAAACGTAATTCAGCATGACCTGTAGTTTCACGAACATATTTTGTACATAAATCAGGAAATCTACGAACCAAATCATCAGCACTTTTATCAATACGCTCAAGAGTTCGTTCAACTTGCATTCCTCCATCTTCAGTATAATATTTTGATATAACAGTAATATTATCTAATCGCGAAACTGACCCATCAAGAACATAATGTTGAAGAGTTCTTTCAAAATCTTCTTTGTCACATAATTGAACCATACGATCTTGATGTTTATCGTTAATGCAGCCCCACAGCGACCCAATGCAGTAATATAAACCAGTCTTAGGGGTATAACTCATAAAAAACGCATTCGACGCTGCATAGACACCACAGAGCTTATTTTCGTTCTCCTGCATAATATTATACATTGGCTCAAATACTTCTTTATGGATATCTTCAATTGGCTCCATTTTCTTTTCATCAGCAGGAGCTTTGCGCATAATACTCGATAAATCATCATCAAAATTTACAACAAATTCCCCCTCATCATAATAATTTCTAATAAAGTTTCTAATCGGTCCCATACCAACAACGCCTACAACAATATTTTTGTTATAAATGTTATCTTTTAATGATGTTTCGTATGCAGTCTTTTCGACATCATTAGCAACAAAGATTGTTACTGTACTTGGATCTACATTATATTTCTCCAATACACTTAAAGTTTTATCTCTAAGCGTATCAGATCGTTTATACGAAGGAATTGCAATATTCAATTTCATAATCTACCCTTTAATTTTAACTAAAAATAATATAAATATATTATACTATATTATTTTGATATTGTAAAGCAAAAAAAAATGCTTATCACGATCCTGGCAGATCTATAAGCTCTAAACATTCGTTTTAACATTCATAGAGAATATCAATGCCCAGCAAAAATATTTATACAAATAAAAATAAATTTACCTTAAACTATTATGTTTATGCATACATAAGAACAATCGATTCAATAACAGCAAAAAGCGGCACGCCATATTATATAGGAAAAGGTATAAAAAATAGAGCATTTAAAAAACACGGAAAAGTTCCTGTTCCTAAAGACAAAAATTATATAGTTTTTGTTGAAACTAATTTAACAGAAATCGGTGCATTAGCTATAGAACGAAAATTAATTAAATGGTATGGAAGAAAAGATTTAGGAACAGGAATTCTATTAAATAGAACTGATGGCGGAGACGGGATATCAAATCCATCAATATGTATTCGTAAAAAAATATCTATAGGGCAAAAAAATAGAATAATATCTGACAGCGAAAAACAAAATACAGCAAAAAGAATGATCGGTAATACATATGGAACTGGGAAAAATTTAAAAAACACTAATGCAGCAGGAAAAAGGTCAAAACAAGCTATAGAAAATTCAGCTTTAGCGCATAGAAAAATTTATAATATAATTTCTCCTAATGGAAAGAATTATTTTATTTTAGGGTTAAAACAAATATGTAAGAAATTAAATTTAAATTATAGTGGTATGTTAAATGTATCAAGAGGAATAAAATTACACCAAAATGGATGGAAATGTATTAAGGTTGGGAAGATACAAGATTTCCCCAACCTTAATTTAACTTCTCTAGAAGAAATCTTCTAATCCATTACATTCGTTTGCAGATTTTAACCAAGGGTGACGTTCAATTAACCATTTTTCTCCAACGTCGCCTTTTGCTTTTAAGAAATCATACCATTCTTTTGCTGCAGAATAATTATAGTTTTTATCTGGAGTATCAGCCCACATTCCTGGAGTAATACCATTCCAACGATATCTTTGGTTTGGATGATTTGGGTTTAATCTGCGACTATCAATAAATTCTCTTCTTGCATCTTCATAATCATAAGACCCAAGTTCTAACATTTTTTCATGAAAAAAGGCTATAATAGAAATTCTTTCTGAATTTGGATTATTCTTTATCATTTCAGTATTGCCATGCAAACCTGCTTGATTATTTACTAATAATAAATCAGTAGGTCTAATATCAACTGCATACCCAATTTCAGGAAATACCAAATAACACCCAGAATAGTCATCATTATTGCTAATTACACAAAGATTAGCAAACCCGTTTTCCATATTAGCAGGATCGTAATGACCCGCTGTTCTAAAGTCTCTATTTACTGTAATTGTCGTAAATGGAGTATCCGGTACAACAAATCTTTGATCGATCGATTCTGCAGCACGTTTTTGATTACCATAACGCCATGGCAGCATATCTTTAAAACCTTTAGCTAAAGATTGTAAGAATGGATAAGACTTAGAAAACTTTTCTAGATTATCTCTTGTATAGGTAGTTGGTCTACCAAAAGGAATTCTAGGATATCTATCATACCAACCAGCAATACCAGAATTTACGACATTAGCATAAGTCGTTTTACTAATCAATTTATCTAATACTCGTTGAGCTTCAGCTTTTGCTTCATCAATAGTTAATGCGCATAATTTATCGATAAAGTCATTAAATACAAATTTCTCAGCTCTAATTTGCTCAGTCAACCAGACGACACCACGACTATCATCAGATTTAAGATTTTTATACTTAGCTCGTATTAAATCAACATCTGCCTTTGGCGTATATCCGCCAAATACTGAAGTCGAATTTTTATGTGCAAAGAATTCCAATAAATCAAATTGTTCATCAGTAACCCATTCTCTTCCTGCGCATGTAGCAGTTCTTGGACCACCAGCCATACCACGATTTTGCGTTTCAACAGCTGCATCGCGCAAACCAGCATAAGCGGCATCAGCTTCTTCTTTAGTAAAAAAGTTTTTACGAAATTTAAATACGATATTTTTTTCAGATAAGCCTTTTGAACAACCAGAACAATTCATATCATTATCGCAATTTTCTTCGGCAGTAAAATCTGCGCAATCTGGAGGAAGATATACATCTAAATCTTCTTCAACTAATATCTTATAATGGCTTTCATCAAGCCATTTACCAACCAAATCGGGTCTTGGAGTTACCTCTTCTGGTCTTAAAACTACAACTTTTACCATCTATATCTCCTATTGTAAGATTCAAGTATATTGTACTACATAACTTAAAAAAAGTAAAGCTTTTTTTGTATTTAGAATTTTATAAATACAAGTAAATAAATTATAAGGATTTTTTATGGCTTTCGAAGATACAAACGTCTGTAATACCGATTTATTACAGTCATCGAAGTTTACTTTTATAATTCCAAGATTAACAGAGGTTCAGTTTTTCTGTCAAGCTGTTAATATTCCTGGAGTAAACACGCAAAGTACAGTTCAGTTATCTCCATTTAGGGATATGGGTGTTCCAGGCGATAAAATGGAATACGAAGATCTTAATGTAGAATTTCTTGTTGATGAAGAATTGCGCTCTTGGGCGTCAATTTATTATTGGATTAAAGGTTATACGCAAGCTGAAACTTGGGATGATTATAAAAATTTAGATAAATTATCAAAATATAGTCAATACGAATATTTAAATACTCCACAATATGCAGATGCATTATTAACAACATTATCTGCAGCTGACGATAAACCAAAAGTACAAATACATTTTATTGATTTGTTTCCTGTATATGTTTCTGCTATACCTTTAGATGTTAGGATTAGTTCTGAAAAAATTATTACTGCTACAGCAACATTTAGATTTAAAAGGTATGAAATAGCATTAGTTTAATCGCCTATATATTTTTGTAATGTTTATTTGAGAATTTAAAATGATAAAACTTGACGCAATTATAGAATATTGGAAAACAGATAGTCAAATCGACGAATCTAAACCTCATCAAGAATTAGTAAATACTCCTCTTTTGCACGCGAAATATGTCGAGATTCTTTCTCAGCATAGACTCGCTGCACAGAAAGCAAAATTCGACCATGCAAAGATGAAGAAAATTCGTAGGGAGTATTACCTAGGAAATCTTGCAAAGGAAACCTTGGACGAGTATGGATGGGATCAGTTCGACTTAAAGATTGGCACTAAAGGTAACATTGACACTTATCTTGAAGCTGACGATTTTTTAATAAAAATTCTTGAAAAAAAAGCATACTATGAAGAATGTATATACGTTTGTGAAGCTATCCTTAAAGAAATTAATAATAGAACTTGGCAACTCAGGGAATATATGACTTATGCCAGATTCCTAGCAGGAAATTAAAATGATAATTGAAATCGAAAAACATAATGAAACTTATGCTATCCTTAAATGCGATAAGGGGATTGCGCAAGAATTAAGCGATTACTTTTCTTTCTTTGCTACTGGATATAAATTTATGCCTAGTTTTAAATCGAGACTCTGGGATGGAAAAGTTCGTTTAGCAAAAATATTACCAAATGGAGATATGGAGTTTTTTATTGGTTTAATCCCTCAATTAGAAGCATTCGCTAAAGATAGAGGTTATACTATAGAACACAATTATAAAGATAACTACGACCCAGTTACGGACACTGAGCTGCACAAATTTATTACTACATTAAATATTCATTCTAATGGAAAGAAAATTGAAGTTAGAGATTATCAATTTAAAGGCGTTCTCGATTTTCTTAATGAAAAACGTTTAATGTTATTATCCCCGACAAGTTCAGGTAAAAGTTGTATCCTTTATATTATTGTTAGATATTTGTTAGCACATAAAAGAAAGAAAGGTTTACTGTTGGTTCCAAACACATCATTATGCCATCAGCTTACATCAGATTTTGCTGATTATTCAAGCCATAATGGATGGGATGTAAATAAACATATTCATATGATATTTGCCGGTCAAGATAAAAATGCCGACAAACAACTATACATTAGCACGTGGCAATCATTATTTAATCATAAGAGCCGAACTTATTTTGACCAATTTGATTTTGTATTATGCGATGAAGCTCATTTAGCATCTGCAAATAGTTTAACAGGTATTGTACAAAAATGCATTAATGCTGATTATCGAGTTGGGGTTACTGGAACTCTAAATGGACAAAAAATACATTCATTGCAATTAGAAAGTTTATTTGGTCAAGTTAGAAAAGTTATTACAACCAAACAATTAATGGATAACAAACAAGTTACGAAACTAAGCATTAAATGTATCGTACTAAAATATCCCGAGGAAACGTGTAAATTATCTAAAGGTTTAAAGTATCAACAAGAACTAGAATATTTAATTGCTAATGCTGGTAGAAATAAATTTATTAAGAATCTATCATTATCATTAAAAGGGAATACGTTATTATTATATCAATATGTTGAAAAACATGGAGATGTACTATATGACTTAATTTCAAATTCAAAACATGCTGTTAATAAAAAGATATATTATATTCATGGTAATATTAAGGCTGAAGAAAGAGAAGAAATTAGAAAGGCAATGGAGACTGAACATAATGTAATTTTAATAGGTTCTGTTGGAACAGTGTCTACTGGAACTAATATTAAAAACCTACATAATATTATATTTGCTAGCCCTTCTAAATCTAGAATAAGAAACCTCCAAGCTATTGGTCGCGTTTTACGTTTAAATGAAAATAAAGATGAAGCAGTATTATATGACCTTGCTGATGATTTACGGTATAAAAAACATCAAAACTATACTCTAACACATTTCCAAGAAAGAATCAAGATTTACAATGAAGAAAAATTTGATTATAAAATTATTAAAGTAGATATGGAAACATTATGACCGAAAAATTTGAAATTAAAATTGTTAGATTAAAAACTGGTGAAGACTTAATTGGATTTTATTATCAAGATAAAGAATCCAATACTGTAATAATAAAATACCCAAAAACATTCTACCCTACTATTGATATCGAAAACGAAACTGAAGAAATTATTATGGTTGATTGGATGCCTTTAGAAGCATTTCCCCTTCAAGAAGCACCTATTCCAATGGATCACATTTTATTTGTTTCTTATTCATCTATAGAGTTTGGATATCGATATCTTGATGCAATATTGGAATATCTAGATCCCGAATCAACATTAGCTAAACAAATTAAAGAAACAATAATAGCTGAAACAGATATTCCGCCAGAAGGATATAGTATTCACTAATTTAATCCTCTTCGAGGATCTGCTACGCAGTAATTCTATTTTGAGACTTTAATGTTTATGGAACGAGCTTTAGCGAAGTTCCAAACAACACTTAGAGTATAATGTAACCTACAAATTTAATTTCGTCAAGCACTTTTTTTCAACTTATTATATTTTAACGAGAAATAGTTCTTGACGAAAATTAACCCTCCATAAGAAATAATTCTTGCTATTTTAGCTTTTTTATAGTATAATACTGTTAAATAACTGATAATACATGGAGTAATTGCTATGAAAGAATTAAAATTTGATTTCGCCGATGTCCCAGATTTTACTGAAGAAATACCTTCTTTATTAGAAGATCTTCCGGAAGAAAAACCCGTTGTTGCTAAAGTAAAAAGAAAAAAAGTTACTAGAGAATATATTAATAATGCTGATTTTTGCGCTGCTTTAGAGAAATATAAAGCTGATTGCGCTCTTGCTAAAGCTGAAGGGAAAATTAAACCTAGAATTCCAAATTATATTGGAGAATGTTTCGTTAAATTATCAGAGGGATTAGCTCGTAGACCTAATTTCTTTGGGTATTCATATAAAGATGAAATGATTGCTGATGGAATTGAAAACTGTTTAATGTATTTTGAAAATTTTGATTCAGCAAAAACTAAAAATCCCTTTGCTTATTTTACTCAGATTCTTTGGTGGTGTTTTGTTCGTAGGATCCAAAAAGAAAAAAAACAACAGTATATAAAATATAAAGCAACAGAAAATTTCGGTATTCTTGATGAAGCTGAGTTATTGGAACTTGGTGAAGGTCAAATTAAACAAATTGAAGTTTATGATAATATGTATGATTTTATTCAAAAATTTGAAGATACTGAATTCAAAAAAAGCACTAAAAGTCCTGTAGCGAAGAAAAAGAAAAAAGCTAAAGGGATTGAAACTTTCTTGGAGGATTAATGAGTAAAATTGTATTTTTAGGTGATACGCATTTTGGTTGTCGCGGGGATAGTCAACATTTTCATGAATTTTTTGATAAATTCTATACTGATGTATTTTTTCCTTATTTAATTGCTAATAATGTTAAACACGTTATTCAATTAGGTGACATTTTTGATAGACGTAAATATTCTAACCATTATACTCTTGATGAAGCAAAAAGATATTTCTTTTCTAGATTTGATAAATTGGATATACAATTAACTACGCTATTAGGAAATCACGACCTCTTTTATAAAGAATCATTGAGTATTAGTAGTTCTGGGTTATTCTTAACACAATTTAAAAATGTAACTGTTGTAAAAGAACCAACTAAACTTCTTAATGGAATTTCTATTATTCCATGGATTTGTAAAGAAAATTATCAAGAATGTTTGGATTTTATTAAACAAGATACTTCTACTGTTTGTGTTGGGCATTTTGAAATAGAAGGTTTTAAGATGTACCAAAGTAGTATCCTATCGGAGCATGGATTGTCCGCTAAGGCGTTTTCTAATTATGAAAGGGTATTATCCGGTCATTATCATCACGCGTCTAAGAGAGGGAATATCGAGTACATAGGGACTCCTTATGAGATGACTTGGCAAGATTATGCCGATCCAAAAGGTTTTAGAGTTTTTGACTTAGAAACTAGGGAATTGGAAACTGTACTTAATCCAAATTCAATTTTCTATAAGATGGATTATGATGATTCTGGATCTAGTGATGTCACTAATTCCAGTTATCTTGATAAAGAATTTTTATCTAACGTAATTGGTAAATATGTTAAGATTCAAGTTAAGGCCAAAACTAATCCATATTTGTTTGATTTATTTGTCGATCAAGTTTATGCGAATAACCCTATAGATGTATCAATTACTGAAGATGTAGTTGATTTAGAAATTGATGAGGATGTTGATGAAACTGATGATACATTAACAATTACTTACAAATATATTGATAGTATTAATCAACAAGAATTAGATAAAAACAAATTGAAGACTATGATGTCTAATTTATATACTGAAGCAATGGCGGTTGAATAATGGTAATTTTTGAAACAATCCGGTTTAAAAACTTTCTTTCCTATGGAAATAACTTTACTGAAATTGAATTAAATAAAGATAGAACTACTTTATCCACTGGAATTAACGGGCAAGGCAAATCAACATTTATTGATGCAATTACCTTTGCCCTTTATGGAAAACCTTTTAGAAAAATTAACAAAAGCGGTTTAATAAATTCAATTAATAAATCTGAATTGGTTACTGAAGTTGAGTTTTCTATTGGTCCAAACAAATATAAAATTATTCGTGGTATTAAACCAAATATTTTTGAAGTTTATTGTAATGGCGATTTAGTTCGCCAAGACGCAAAAGTAAAAGATTATCAAGAACAATTAGAAAGATATATACTTAAAATGAGTTATAAATCTTTTACTCAAGTTGTTATTCTTGGCTCAGCTAGATATACTCCTTTTATGCAGTTATCAGCTGGAGATAGACGCTCTGTTATTGAAGATTTGCTTGATATTCAGATTTTCTCTAACATGAACTCTATTGTTAAAGATAAAGTATCTGGAATTAAAGAAACTGTTCAAGATTGTAAATTTAATATTGAATTATTTAAAGACAAAATAGAACTTCAAAAACAAAATATTAAACGTACCAATCAAGTTTCTGATGAACTAATTCTTAGAAAAAAAGAATTAATTGCAAATACTTGTGTTGAGGTTGAAGATTTACAGCAAACTATCTCTGAGTTATTGTCTGAAAACGAACGACTGGGTCATGAAATTTCTGATATGGATGTCGTTGAAAAAAAGAAAAATAAATTATTATTAATTGAAGGTAAATTGCGCGATAATATATCTAAGGTAGAAAAAGATAATACATTCTATTATTCAAATGATAATTGTCCAACATGCCGTCAATCTATTAATTCTGTGTTTAAACAGGAAATTATTGAAAAAAATAGCACTAAATTAATAGAATTAGTTGATGGCGAAAAAAAATTATCTAAGGAATTAAAGGTTGCTACTGATAGATTAGTTGCTATATCCAAGATAAACGCTAAAATTTTAAAGAATTCAAGTATTTTATCAGAGAAAAATTCAAATATTGTTTCTGCGCAAAAATATATAAAACTAGTTTCTAATGAAATTGATCAACTAAAAGATTCATCAAATACCACTGATAATGGTTCAGATAAACTGCAAGAATTAATTGAATCATTAGATATTTATGTTGAAAAATATGAAGAATATATAAATGAAAAAAGTTATTATGATTTTATTTCTGTTATGTTAAAAGATGGAGGAATTAAAACTCGTATAATTAAACAGTATCTTCCTATTTTAAACAAATATATAAATCAGTATTTGGCTCAATTAGATTTCTTTGTTAATTTTAATATTAATGAAAATTTTGAAGAAGTAATTAAATCGCGTCATAGAGATGAATTTACTTATGCTAATTTTTCTGAGGGTGAAAAAACTCGATTAGATTTAGCTATTTTGTTTTCGTTTAGACAGCTGGCTAGATTAAAAAATTCAGTTAATACTAATCTATTAATTTTAGATGAGATTATGGACGGCAGCCTCGATACTGGGGGTACTGATGTTTTTATGAATTTATTATCATCAGTTGATAAAAGTACAAATATATTTGTTATTAGTCATAAGTCTGATCAAGTATCAGATAAATTCGATACTGTATTAAAGTTCGAAAAAATAAAAAACTTTTCAAAGATGAAGGTTATACAATGAGCGAGTTTATATATAATACTGCTGATGTAGTTTCTCAGGCTGCAGCAGTGCCTGAACCTCAATTTCTTGGTTATGAATTATGTGATCAAAAAGATCCAGTTTTAACTACAAAGTTAAAACACTTCGATTTTACCAATACTGAATTAAATTCTAGCGAAATTGCTTCAAAGTTAATTGCAACATGTAAATTCCATAAAGTATATGGAATTGCTGCAAATCAATGCGGATTAGAACACAAAGTATTAGTTGCTGGCGCTGAGGATAATTTTGTTGCATTTTTTAACCCTATTGTTATTGAATCGCATGGCGAAATTTTATTAGAAGAATCTGATTTAAGTAATATGGGTTTATTAATTGCAGTTAAACGCCCTACTACAGTTATTGTTTCATATCAAGATTTCGAAGGAAATGAAAAGATGACTAGGTTCGATGGTTTAACTTCAAGAATTATTCAACAAGGAATAGATAGATTAAATGGAATTGATTTTAAAACTAAAGTTTCTAAATTTGTTTTAGAACGAGCTGAAACTGCTCTAAATAAAAAAATTAAGAAATTCATAAAGAGTCACATAATTACGAAAAAGAGAGGTAAAAATGGCAAGAAGTAAATGTCGTACATGCGTAACTATTTCTACTATTTGGAAATTAAGTAAAATACATTTTAGGCATTTTATAGAAGATATTCGAGCATTTAATGAAGTTCAAGAATATTCATGTAAAATTCATTATTATGAAGATATGACAAAAGTAAGTTTAATTCCTGAAATTGAAGCAATTAAAAAGGTACGAGAAACTGCTGCATCTAAATATAATTCCGAGATTACCGAAAAGATATTCGCAATACCAGAAGATATACAAAATAAAATTAACGAACAAATTTTAAAAGAGACTACTTAAATTATGGAAATTAAATTATCAAAAGAAAATCTAGAAGGCAAAAAACTATTTGTTGCTACTCCAATGTATGGCGGTAGTTGTCTTGGTGCTTATATGAAGTCTTGTTTAGACTTACAAATGGCCGGATTACAATATGGATTGGAAATTAAATTCTCGTTCTTATTTAATGAAAGTTTAATTCAGCGAGCAAGAAATTATTTGGTTGATGAATTTTTACGTTCTGATTGTTCTCATATGATGTTTATTGATGCTGATATTGGTTTTAATGCAATGGATGTTATTGCCATGTTAGTATTAGATAAAGATATTATTGGCGCTCCGTACCCAAAGAAAACTATTAAATGGGAAAATATTAAAAAGGCAATTATTAAAAATCCTAATATTTCGACTGGAGAATTAGAGAGATTAGGTGGAGATATTGTATTTAATCCTGTTGCTGGAACTAAACAGTTTAATGTTACTGAGCCATTACAAGTTCTTGAGATTGGAACTGGTATGATGATGATTCGTAAAGATGTTCTATCTAAATTTAAAGAAGCGTTTCCGCAATATGAATATACGCCCGATCATGTTGGAACTCAACATTTTGGTGGTGATAGAAAAATTCATTCGTATTTTAACGTTGAAATTGATGAAGAATCTAATCGCGTATTAAGCGAAGATTATCACTTCTGTCAACAATGTAGAAAAATCGGAATTGAAGTTTGGATGGCGCCATGGGTTAACTGTTTACATGTCGGAAGCTATCAGTTCCAAGGTAATTTACCAGCTGTAGCAAATTATCTCGGCGAACTGTAAAATAATTTAAAAAAGTGCTTGACTTTATAGAGGTGTTAATATATAATACCTCTATACTAAAAAAGTTAGAAATAATTTTAAAAAAGTTGTAAAAATTGACTAAATAGAATAAAGTATTTTTATAAATAGGTACTTTACCAAGAATATTTGCCTTTTTAGTATAATGGCTATTACAGTTGACTTGTAATCTTCAGATCTCAGTTCGATTCTGGGAAGAGGCTCCAAATTATTACTCCCATTAGCTCAGTCTGGTAGAGCGATCCGTTTGGGGCGGATAGGTCGGCAGTTCGAATCTGTCATGGGAGACCAAATGTTTATTGAGAATTATATTATGATTATAGGTTTACTTGGTTTTATTGGTTCCGGAAAAGGAACTGCTGGCGATATTTTAGTAGAAAATGATTTTACTGCTTTATCCTTTGCTGGTTCGTTAAAGGATGCAGTATCTTCTATTTTTGGTTGGGATAGAGCTCTATTAGAAGGTGATACTGAAGAATCGCGAGTTTTTCGTGAAACTGTTGATAATTTTTGGTCAGTTAAATTTGGTAAATCTATAACGCCTAGATATATTTTACAGTATTTTGGTACAGAAGTTTGTAGAAATAATTTACTTGATAGTATTTGGGTTGATTCTCTAGAAAGAAAAATTCAACAGTATGATAATGTAGTTATTACTGATGTTAGATTTAAAAATGAAATTAGTTTTTTAAGGTCTATTGGGGCTAAATTTATACATATTGACAGAAAAGAAACGCGACCTGAATGGTATGGATTTCTTGACTCAGTAGATAGACCTGTATTTGTAGCTTATGCTGAAGCTAGAGATATTCATAAATCTGAATATGAATGGTATAGTAATCCTCATATTGACTATATAATTCAAAATAATGGAACTCTACAAGAATTAGAGCTAAAAATATTAGATGTAATTGTAAATAATTAAATATGATTTCTAAATATCTAACACAAATACAAAATGACGGGTTACAAATAGATGTTGTTTATGATATTGGCGCTCATCAAGGTAGTTGGTCTAGTTATTTAAAATCCAACGTTTTACCTGTTAGCGATTTTTATTTATTTGAAGCTGACTCAATACATCAGTCGTCTTTAGAAGAATTAGGTTTTCCATATTTTATTGGAGTATTAAGTAATCCTGGGAGAAAATTTGTTGAGTTTTATAACACAAATTCAACTGATTGTAGCACTGGTAGTTCTTATTATAAAGAAAATACTGTTTATTATGATAATTTTTCTGCAGTTAAATTTCCTTGTACAACGTTAGAATCACTTATAATTGAATATGGTTTACCAATACCTAATCTACTGAAAATAGATACGCAAGGTTCTGAATTAGATATTTTGCGCGGCGTTGAATCATATATAGATAATATTGATTTGATATATTTAGAATGCCCTATAATTAAATATAACATTCATGCTCCATCTATTCAAGATTATATAGATTATATGAAAGAAAAAGGATTTATTCCTACTGAAGTAATGGAAATCCATAGATATGAACATGTATTATTACAAATAGATATTATGTTTATTAATTGCGCAACAAAAGAATGGCTTTATGGTCCAACTGAATTTAGTCGACCTTTAGTTTAAAAGATAATTCCCTAGTAGCTCAGTGGTAGAGCTGACGGCTGTTAACCGTCCGGTCGGTGGTTCGAACCCATCCTAGGGAGCCAAATAAGACCCATTAGGTGTGACTATGACGGAATTGGTAGACGTCCTCGATTGTGATTCGAGATTTTGTGGGTTCAAGTCCCACTAGTCACCCCTAATGGGTTTAAAAAATAATTGTCGCTATCGTCTATCGGTTAGGACACAAGATTTTCATTCTTGTAAGCGGGGTTCGATTCCCCGTAGCGACGCCAATATTGGGTAGGTAGTTTAATTGGATAAAACATGTGCCTCCAAAACACAAAGATGAGAGTTCAAATCTTTCTCTGCCCGCCAATTAATTTAATACGAGGAAGTTATGAAAACTTTATTTTTGATTATTTTATGTTTATTTGTAACAGGTTGTGCTAGTTCTGGTGATTTAGCTAAATTACAGGATGATCATGCTGCTTTAACTGCAAAGGTTGAATCTTTGACAAATTCAAATAAACAGTGTGATAAAAAATTAGATAATTTCTTCAAAAAAGTTCAGAAGAAATAATATATGCCCCTTTAGCTCAATGGTTAGAGCGTCCGACTCATAATCGGTTGGTTCTAGGTTCAAGTCCTAGGAGGGGCACCAAATATTGCGGGATTGGTATATAGGTTGTGCCTTAGCCTTCCAAGCTAATGAAACGAGTTCGACTCTCGTATCCCGCTCCAAATTTTATTATGTATTTTATTATGGGAGATTTATGAAACATAGATCATATAATGTTGATGGATATGCAATAGATGTCTATGACGATCTATTTACATTAGCTGAAAGAACTCATTTCTATAACTATATTTCTAATTCAAGTTTTCGGTTTGGCTGGGAAGATACTAGTGAAATTGAATACGGTAATTATAGATATTTTTATTCAGCATATAATCAAGAAGATCGTAATAATTTAGGAATTTTTGATTCATTAAGTCGTCATGAAGGTTTGCGATATACCCTTAGTCAATATAATATTAACAAAAGTATTGTTAATTTATCAATTCCGGTAAATACATATTTTAACCATAGTCATGTTGAAGACAAAGTTTTATTATATTATGTAAACCTTCGATGGAAAGAAGAATGGGGTGGAGAAACTCTTTTCTATGATGATAGTTTAAACGATATTTTATTTGCAAGCCCATTTACTCCAGGTAGATTAATTTTATTTGATGGACAAATTCCGCATACATTAAGACCGCAGGCTGGTTCAGCTCCGCATTTCCGTTTCACATTCACAACATTCTTTACTAAAAACTTATGATTGAAAATAAACCTAGATCTTGTGGCGATTGTTCAGCTTGTTGCGAAGGATGGCTCCATGGAGAAGCGCACGGGCATAAATTTTGGCCAGGAAGACAATGTCATTTTAATGGAAAAAATGGTTGTACTATTTATGAAGATAGACCGGAAAATCCATGTAAATCTTTTAAATGTTTGTGGTTATCTGGGGAACAAAATGTTCCCGCGTGGATGAAACCGGATGAATGTAAAGTTATTCTCTCGTACCAAAATAAAAACGGAAAACCTTATATTTTAGTTTCTGAAGCAGGTAAACCTTTAAGTGCTGAAGTTTTATCTTGGTTATTTATGGAATATTTTAATGGTAATATAGGGAATTTTGCATATGAACTAAATGGTGGTATGAATTTTGTTGGGGACAATGAATTTTTAAATACATAAAATTGCTTGACTTTTTATGTGTATTAAGTTATACTATATATGTACTGTGTACTTTTGTTATTATTTTAAATAAGGTGATTAAATGAAAATTTCTCAAGAAACAACTGCTATTCTAAAAAACTTTGCTCACATCAATCAAGGCATCTTTTTTAGAAAAGGTAATACTGTTTCAACTATGAGTCCAGGTAAAAATATTTTATCTGTGGCTACTATCTCAGATACAATTCCTCAAGACTTTGGTATTTACGATTTAAATAATTTCTTATCCGTTGCTTCTTTATTTAAAGAAGGTCCAGAATTAGAATTTGATGATAAACATGTTATTATTAAAGGTCGTGGAGGTCGTAGTAAAATTAAATATCGTGTTGCTGATCAATCAATGATTGTTGTTCCGCCAGAAAAACTTCCTAATGTTCCAGCTCCAGATGTTAAATTTACATTCTCTAAAGAAGATTTTGAGTGGGTATTAAAAACTGCAACTGTTCTTGGTGCACCTCATGTTGCCGTTGAATCGGATGGAACTACTGTATCTTTAGTTACTTTTGATGAAGCAAATGATTCAAGTCATGTTAATTCATTAGAAATGGCTGACGTTGATCCAGAAGGTAAAGTATTTAAATTAGTATTTAAAGCTGAAAATTTAAAAGTTATTCCAGATACGTATTCGGTTGAGATTTCTAGTAAAGGTATTTCAGCATGGACTTCTACTACAGCTGAATTAAAATATTGGATTACTATTGAAACGAGTTCAACATTTGGTAAATAAAATATGAGCGATTTTAATAATACAATGTTAGATAACTGGAATTCTTATATTCCAGCTACTTCAAGTTATAAAATGAAACAAATATTTTTATTTACTTTATTAGATGCTTATATTAGTGAAGAAGTTGATAAAAAAGAATTAATACATGGCATTAAATCAATTTTGACAGAGGAATAATATTATGACTGAAACTTTAGAAACAGTATTTGGTACGCTTGATGATAAACAATTAAAAATTCTTACTGATGGGTTGAAAGAAATTTCAGTTCATTTTTCTAGAGTTGAGCGCGAAAAAGAAGCAATTAAAGATATCGTTGATGCCGTTAAAGATCAAATTGAGTTACCAAAGAAAATTATTAATCGTTTAGCTAAAACGTATCATAAACAAAATTTTGCTGAACAAAATACTGAAGATAAAGAATTTGCTAAACTTTATGTAAGTGTTGTATCAGGTCATACAGCTTAAATTGATTTTTGGGTGGCTTCGGTCACCCTTTTTATTATTTTTATTTTGGAGTTTATATTATGATACGTGAGCATATGTTATGGTGCGAAAAATACAGACCAGAAAAAATTTCAGATTGTATTCTTCCTGAATCAATCAAATCGACATTCCAAGAATTTGTTACTCAAAACAAAATCCCTCATTTATTAATTGCAGGTTCAGCTGGCGTTGGTAAAACAACTATTGCAAAAGCCTTATGTAAAGAAACAGATTGCGACTATATTGTCATTAATGGTTCTGATGAAAATGGTATTGATGTTCTTCGTGGTAAAATTAAAAATTATGCATCTTCAGTTAGTTTATCTGGCGGACGTAAAGTAATTATTATTGATGAAGCAGATTATTTAAATGCTAATTCACTACAACCAGCTTTGCGTAATGCAATTGAAGAGTTTTCTCGTAACTGTTCTTTTATATTTACTTGTAACTATAAAAACCGTATTATTGAACCGCTACATTCAAGATGTTCAGTTGTCGATGTAAAGATTACAAAAGAAGATAAACAGAAATTAATGGCTCAGTTTTTTAAACGAGTTTGTTGGATTTTAGATGAAGAAAAAGTTGAATATAACAAAGAAGTTGTAGCTCAGGTTATTGCTAAATATTATCCAGATAATCGTAGAGTTTTAAACGAACTTCAGCGTTATGCAATGGGTGGTGTTATTGATGCGGGTTTATTATCACAAGTTTCTGATGTAAATTTAACACCATTAATTAAAGGTTTAAAAGAAAAATCGTTTGCTGACGTTAGAAAATGGGTTGTTGATAACTTAGATAATGATAGTCAAACAATTTATCGCAAGATGTATGATTCAATGTATGATATTTTAAAGCCAAATTCAATACCCCAGTTAGTGTTATTAATTGGTCGATATCAATATCAAACAGCTTTTGTTATTGATCACGAGATTAATTTAATGGCTTTCTTTACAGAATGTATGGTTGACTTAGAATTCAAATAGGTGAGTTATGGATTTATTTAAAGAAGTTTTACCATCATTGCTTCAATATAAAAAATCTATTATTACATCCGATAACGAAAAACAATACGAACCTTATATTGTAAATCGAGCATTAAGTCAGCATAATGATTGTTTGTTATATGTAAATGAAATGAATCAGTATTCTGGTTTAGATAAAAAAATGCAATATGATTTTTACCTAAATATATTAGTTGCTAAGAAAAGACCTTTTCAAAAATGGTATAAAGCAAGCGAATCAAAAGATATTCAGGTAATTAAGGAGTATTTCGGTTATTCATCAGAAAAAGCTAAAGATGCATTAAGAATTCTTACTCCTGAACAAATTGATAAAATTAAGGAAGTTGTTGATAAAACAGGAGTTATAAAATGAGTGACATTTTTAATGGATATGGCGTTGAGGTATTTATTGATGAAAATAATTTTTTAAAAATTAAAGAAACATTATCTAGAATTGGCGTATTATCTAAAAAAGATAAAACTTTATATCAATCATGTCATATTTTACATAAACAAAGTAGATATGTAATTATCCATTTTAAAGAATTATTTGGTCTAGATAACAAATCTCATGAAATTAGTGAAAATGATATTGCTAGAAGAAATACTATTGTAAATCTTTTAAGAGATTGGGAATTATTGGAAATTAGACACGAAGATGAATGTAAATCTCCGTTAGTTCCTATTAGTCAAATTAAAATTTTATCGTATAAAGAAAAAGATGAATATAATTTGGTTAGTAAATATAACATTGGCAAAGTTAAAAAATAATGCCTGGAGTTACTAGAAAAAGTACGGATTCAGCTGGAGGTAAATTAGCTGCTGGATCCGGTGATGTATTTGTTAATGGAGCTGCAGCAGTTAGAATAGGTGATGCAGTTACAGGTCATGGGGTCGCCCCTCATGATTCCCCAACTATGGCTGCTGGTTCTGGTTCAGTATTTGTTAATGGCATTGCAGTTTGTCGAGCTGGCGATGCCGCTACTTGTGGCCATTCAGCGTCAGGGTCGGGAGACGTTTTTGCTGGTGGCTAAATAGTTTTGCGAGAATGGTTCTCGTGGAAAAATGACCTGCTTCGGGGGTCGAAATTAAATCTTGCTTTTAAGGAGAAAAATATGTACGCTAAAGACTTAACTACTTTTAGAACAATTCATAATTCAGCATTAATTGGTTTTGACGAATTATTTCGTAGAATCAATGAATTGGAAAAGCCGCAAACTGGGTTTCCTCCATATGATATTATTAAACAGTCTGAAGAGAAGTTTGTTATCAAAATGGCAGTTGCTGGATATACAAAAGATCAAATCTCAGTTACTTTAGATACAGGTAAACTTGTTGTTACAGGTAAAATTAAACCAGATGAATCTAAAAAAGATTCGGAATTCTTATATAAAGGAATTGCTGAAAGAGATTTTACTAGAACATTTACCATAGCTGATACAGTTGAAGTCGATAAAGTATCATTATCCGATGGTATGTTATATGTATCGCTAAGAAATGTAATACCAGATAACAAAAAGCCTAAAATATTTCAAATAGAATAATTAGGTTTTATAACTATAGGGGCAATCAGAAATGGTTGCCCTTTTTTTTTGCTTGACGAAAAATGACTTATATAGTATAATATTATTATAGTTTAAATGTAGGAGGTATTATGTCTTATAGCCGTTGGTCTTGTTCAGATTGGTATGCATTTCATACAACTGAATCCGGTGAAACAAAAGAAACTCAAAAACTAGCTTTATGGTATGCTGGAGCTGATGAAAATCCAATTTATACCTATGAAGAATTAAAAGTAATTACGCCAGAAATAATTAGAGCAAGGTGTGATATGGAAATTGGTGAAAGTAATATGGAAGAAGCGTTTTATATTATAAAGCAATTTATATTTGATATTGATGATGAATTTAACCCTGATAAAAAATGAAAGATAAATTTGTTAAATACTTTATGGATGTCGCCGAGAGAACTGCTCAGTTGTCCTATGCGACTCGTTTACAAGTTGGTACGGTCATAGTAAAGAATAATCGTATCATTAGCTGTGGGTACAATGGAATGCCTGCAGGGTGGACGCCTAATGATTGTGAATATCCAGTTTCTATTGATAATGTTGAATTTTCAAAATTACCTCTTGACGAACAAGCTAGATTCACGTATAATTTCAATAAAAATGAGTGGGAAGGATTAAAAACCTATGATGAGTTAATTCATTCTGAAGCAAATGCAATTAGTCAGTTAGCGCGTTCAACAGAATCTGGTATAGGTGCAACAATTATTTGTACTCATAGTCCTTGTTTACAGTGCGCAAAAATTATATACAGTTCTGGTATAAAAACTTTATATTATAAAAACGAATATCGTTCAGCCGCAGGTATTCGTTTTCTTGAAAAATGCGGTGTTAAAATATATAAAATTGAGGAAGAAAATGACAGTTAAACAATTTAAATTATTATCTGGTGAAACAGTTCTTGGAACATATCTTGGTCCATGCGAAACGAGACCTGAATGTGATTTATTCGAAGATACGATTCAATTAGTTATTACTGACTCATTGGAAAATCCAAAAGAACAATCAGTTGGTTTTGCTCCATTTCCGGAATATAATAACCCAAAAAATAAAAATAAGATTGAAATTAATAAAAATTTAGTTGTATTCTATATTGAACCAGATGAACAATTTGTTGAACAATATAATAAAATTTTTGGTAAAATCTTAACTGCGCCACAAAAAATCTTTACAGGAAAATAAATGTCAAAATTCTACACTGACGTATCTATATTAGGGAATAGTATTTTATACAAAGGGATTGAAAATGGTAAGCGAGTTCAGTTCAAATATGAATATTCGCCTAAAGTTTATGTTAAATCAAATAAACAAAGTGATTGGAAAAATCTTTTCGGTCAATATGTTGAAGAAATCCAACCTGGAGATATTAAAGAAACCCGTGATTTTATTAAAAGATACGAAGATGTAGATAATTTTGAAATTTATGGTGATATCGGATTCGATGTCCAATTTATCTCTGATCAATTTCCAAAAGTTATTGATTGGGATATAGAATACATTAATTCATATGTATTGGATATCGAAACTGCAACAGAAAATTCCGGTTTTCCATCTCCTGATTTAGCAGCAGAAGAAGTTCTTCTTATCACTATGAAAAACATGAAAACAAAACGCTCTACAACTTTTATGTCTAGAGAATATACTGGAAATAAAAAAGAAAACTGTGAGTTTATTTTATGTGATGATGAGTATTCTTTATTGAACCGTTTTGTTGATTTCTGGAAACATAGCGATATTGATATTATTACAGGTTGGAACGTTGAAGGGTTCGATATAAAATATCTTGTTAATCGTATTGCTAAAATTATTAGCGAAGATAGAGTTAAGGATTTAAGTCCATGGAACAGGATTAAAGAACGAAAAACTAAAGACGATTTTGGTAAACCAACAACTCTATTTGAAATTGTTGGAGTTAACGTTGTTGACTTTCGAGATCTTTATAAAAAATACGGACAGAAAAAACCAGAAAATTTACGATTAGAAACTGTAGCTCAGTTAGTTTTAGGTCATGGTAAATTAGATCATAGTGAATTTGATACATTTAAAGATTTTTACACTAATGGTTGGAATAAGTTTGTGGATTATAACATTATCGACTGCGATAGAGTCGATGAGCTAGAAGATTCAGAAAAACTTATTGATTTGTGCTTAACCATGAGTTATTTGGCCAAAATTAATTATGGTGATATTTATAGCCAAATTAGAATGTGGGATGCAATTATTTTTAATCATTTAAAAGCGAATAAAATTGTAATTCCACCTAGATCTAAAAATAGTAAAAATGAACAGTTTGAAGGTGCTTTTGTTCGTGAACCAGTTCCTGGGTTTTATCGTAATATTGCTAGTTTCGATGCCACTAGTTTGTATCCAAGTATTTTACAAACATGGAATATTTCGTTGGAAACTTTTACTGGTATGTTTGATGGTAATATTACAACTAAAGGTTTATTAGATAAAGAATATACTTTTCCAGAAGAATATGCTGTTGCAGCTAATGGTGCTATGTATCGCAAAGACAAAGTTGGTATGATTCCTGAGTTGATTGACGTTTATATGAAAAAACGTAAAGAGGCGAAATCAACAATGTTAAAATATGAATCTGAAATGGAGTTATTAAAAGCTAATAAAGATTATGATAAAAAAGAATACAAAAGAATATCTAATTTAATTTCAAAGTTTAATAATGAGCAGATGGCATTTAAAATTGCTATGAATAGTTTGTATGGAGCTTTAGGTAACGCTTTCTTTAGATATTACACCTTAGAAAATGCTCGAGCTGTAACTTTATCTGGTCAATACATTATTATTTCCGTTGGTGAATTTGTTAAATTAAAATTAGATAAAATGTTTAAAGCTGATTATCCATGGGTAATTTATCAAGATACAGATTCAATTTATCTTTCGTTAGAACCTATTGTTAATAAATTTTATTCTGATAAAGAATTTAAAGAAATTGTTCCTGTTTTAAGTAAAATTTGTAAAGAAAAGATTGATCCAATTATTAATGAATGTTGTGATGATTTGCAAGCCTATACTCATGTAAAACGTAACTGTATTTCATTTAAACTTGAGGGTATTAGTTCTAATGGTTTTTGGACTGGTAAAAAACGATATGCATTAAATGTGTATGAAAATGAAGGTGTTGTTTATAACGAACCTAAGATAAAAATTATGGGTCTTGAAGTTGTTAAATCTTCAACTCCATTAGTTATTCGCGATAAACTTCGTAGCTCAGTTGGTTTGATTTTAAATGGAACTGAAGAGGATATTCAAAATTTTGTTTCTGAAGTAAAAAGCGAGTTTAAAAAATATTCTGTCGAAGAGATTGCGTTTCCTCGTGGAGTAAATGGTATTGAAAAGTATTCTGATTCAGAAACCATTTATGGTAATAAATGTCCGATTCATACTAAAGGTTCGATCCTATATAACAATAAACTTCGTGAAATGAGTCTTCAGAATAGATATGAAATGATTGGTGAAGGTGCGCATATTAAATTTTGTTATTTAAAATTACCTAATCCATTAAAACATGAAGTAATTTCATTTCCAGTTTCAATTCCACCTGAGTTTGATTTAGAACAATATGTAGATTACGATAAACAGTATGAAAAAACTTTCTTGGACCCATTAAATGGTATGTTGGAAGCCATTGGTTGGTCGCATGAAAGAAGAAATTGTATTGATGACTTTTTTGCTTAAAGGAAAATAAAATATGAGTTTGTTAGATAAAATTAAAAAGAATAGTACAATTAAAGAAACTTCGGTTCTTTCTAAATCAAAATTCTTTGTTGATAAAGATATGATTCAAACGCCAATTCCAATTATTAATGTGGCTTTATCTGGTTCATTAGATGGAGGGTTTACTCCTGGATTTACTATGTGGGCTGGTCCAAGTAAACATTTTAAAACTGCATTTAGTTTATTAATGGCTAAATCGTATATGGATAAATATCCAGAATCAGTTTTGTTATTTTATGATTCAGAGTTTGGTACGCCGCAATCATATTTCCAATCTTTTGGTATTGATATGGATAGAGTGATCCACACTCCTCTTAAAAACGTCGAGGAATTGAAGTTTGATATAATGAATCAGATTGATAATATTGTCCGTGGAGATCGAATTCTTATCCTTATAGACTCTATTGGTAATTTGGCTAGTAAGAAAGAAGTTGATGATGCCTTAGATGGTAAATCAACAGCTGATATGACAAGAGCTAAACAATTAAAATCTTTGTTTAGAATGATTACTCCTCATTTAATGTTAAAAGATATTCCATTGGTAGCTGTTAATCATACCTATAAAACAATGGAACTTTATGCAAAAGATGTTGTTGGTGGCGGTACTGGTTCATATTATGCAGCTGATAACATTTATATTTTAGGTCGCCAACAAGAAAAAGAAGGAACTGAAGTAATTGGATATAACTTTATTATTAACGTTGAGAAATCTCGATATACCAAAGAGAAATCTAAAATTCCAGTTTGCGTAAGTTTTAAAGGTGGTATTAGTAAATGGTCTGGTTTAATTGATTTAGCATTAGAATCTGGTATCGTTATTAAACCGAGTAATGGTTGGTATCAAAAAGTTAATTTAGCAACTGGTGAACTTTTAGAGAAAAAATATCGATTAAAAGAAACTGAATCTGCTGAATTTTGGGATCCTATTTTGGAAAGCACTCAATTTAAAGCATTTATTGAAAGTAAATATAAAGTATCTCATGGAGATATTTTTGGTAATGATATTGATGAAGATATTGATGCTGTATTTGCTGATGAGGAATTGGAAGATGCATAGATTAACTAGAATTGATATTAATGATATTTTTTATGTAACGCTTATTATTAGTTTTCTTTGTTGGACAATAGCATCTTGGTTTACTCATATTATAGTTTGTATTAACAATAAAGAATGGTTATTTTTAATTGCCGGAGCCATAATGGCTCCAATTGCGTGGGTTCATGGAACTGGCGTTTGGTTTAATGTTTGGTAGGAGAAAAAAATGGTTGACGAAAGAACAGTTGTAGAGTATAATTTCATTGAGGTCAATGGAGCAAATGGATTAAAATTAGAATCCGGTGAATTTGACGGGGTTATCGTAACATTAAGCGATCTTAGTGTTCAAGATGATGGTACAGATAATCCAGATGGATCTGCTGTGTTAAGTTTTAATTATGATGTCGTTTATGACGCCGAAAAACCAAAAGAATTATTTGAAACTATAGATTTTAAAAATACTATAGGTGATATATTAATGAAAATTCTTACTGACAGTATTAAAGAAGCAGGAGAAAATATTGAATCTGAATACGCTGATTTTGAAGAACCTTCATTACTCTGAAGAATTTACGAGAAAAGTATTACCTTTTTTAAGGGCAGATTATTTTAATGATAGAAATGAACGAACAATTTTTAACGAGATTAGTTCGTTCATTACAAATTATGGAAATATTCCAACATATGAAGCTCTTATTATTCAGTTAAATGAAAAAACAGTTTCCGAAGAAGAACATAAAGAAACTCTTACATTATTAAATGAATTGCATGAAGCTAAATCTGAAACTGTAGATTTGGAATGGTTAGTTGATAAAACGGAAACTTTTTGTCAAGACCAAGCAATCTTTAATGCTGTTAGAGAATCTATTACAATTCTCGATGGAAAACATAAAGATTTATCAAAAGGAAGTATTCCTACGTTATTATCTGAAGCATTATCTGTTTCTTTTGACTCAAGCGTTGGTCATGATTATTTGGGTGATGCTGATAGCCGTTATGAATATTATCATAGAACTGAAGAAAAAGTTCCTTTCGGGCTAAACTATTTTAATCTTATAACAAATGGTGGATTACCAAAGAAAACTTTAAATGTTATCTTAGCTCCACCTCATGGCGGTAAAAGTTTAATGATGTGTAACTTTGCAGCTGATTTTCAAACAGCAGGTAAAAATGTTTTATACATAACTTGTGAAATGGCTGAAGAAGAAATTGCAAAACGTATTGATGCTAATTTGCTTAGAATATCTATGGATGATTTAATGCAAATGGATAAATCAACTTTTGATAAAAAGATTAATTATGTTAAATCAAAAACTGTTGGTAAGTTATTTGTCAAAGAATACCCAACAGCTGCAGCTAATGTAAATCATTTTAGAACTTTATTAAATGAATTGCGTTTAAAAAAGAATTTCGTTCCAGATGTAGTGTTTATTGATTATTTAAATATTTGTGCTAGTTCTAGAATGAAGATGTCTGGTAGTATCAACACTTATACATATATTCAGGCTATTGCGCAAGAATTGCGTGGCTTTGCTCAGGAGTTTAGTATTCCTGTTGTGACAGCAACTCAGACAACTAGAAGCGGATCTCAAAGTAGTGATGTTGATATGAGTGATGTATCTGAATCATTTGGTGTTCCTGCTATTGCTGATTTTATGTGTGCAATCATTAACAGCGAAGAATTATATGATTTAAATCAAATGATGATTAAACAGTTAAAAAATCGTTATAGAGATTTAAATTTAAATAAACGATTTGTTGTTGGTGTTGATCGAGCTAAAATGAAATTGTTTGATGTTGAACAATCAGCTCAGGAAGGTATTACTGATGCTGGAAGCATGGATCCATCTGAGTCGTATAAATCTATGCAAAAACAAAATAAATTTGAAAAGAAATCATTTGATGGGTTTAAAGTATGACAAAAAGTGCAGTAGTAATAATTCCAACAACAGGAGCTGATACTCTTATAGAAACAATTGAGAGTGTTGCCAAACAAACATATGATAATGTTACTGCCCTTATTGTGGTTGATGGGAAACAATTTGCATCTAAAGTAAGGAAACTGCTTTTAGGTAAAGGTTTTAGTATTCCTTTGCGAGTTGAATATCTAGATGAAAATGTTGGAGCTAACGGCTTTTATGGTCATAGGATTTATGCAGCTTATTCTCATTTAGTTAATGAGGATTATATTTTCTTTCTTGATCAAGATAATTTGTTTGAGTCAAATCATATTGAAACTATGATTGCTAAATTAGAATCAACTAATTCTGATTGGGCGTATAGTTTGCGTAATATTTGCGATAAAAATGGAAATTATATTTATCAAGATAATTGCGAAAGTTTAGGTAAATGGGAAGCATGGACTAATTGTTATCATATAGATACTAATTGTTATTGTTTTTCAAATAAAGTTGCTGTTACTATTGCAGGAGCTTGGCACGGCGGATGGGGTCAAGATAGAATTGTATTCCAGGCACTAAAACAATATTTTCCTAATTTTGAATGTTCTAACTATTATACAGTTAATTATAGGCTTGATGGTAACGAGGGATCTGTTACTAAAGATTTTTTTGAGCATGGAAATAAATTAATGAGCGAAAAATATAATAATAAATTTCCATGGAGTAAAATATGAAAATTGATATACATACATTATATTGGAATAATGGAGAATATTTAATTAAATCGCAAAAAAAAGTAATGGATCATTTTCAAATACCAGTAATATATCATAATTTAGATGGTTATCCACACGGTAAATGGATGGATGAGGTTCTTGAAAACAGTACGTCAGATATTGTTGGATTTTTTGATAATGATTGCGTCCCTTTAAATAGACAAATTGTTGATTATGCAATAAATTATGTTGCAACAAATAAAACGTTTATTGGTACAGCTCAAGTATCAAATCATATTGCGCCATATTCGCATATATTTGCTGCTCCGTGTTTTTTCTTTATTTGTCGAGAAGCATGGATACAGCTTGGTAAACCTTCTTTTTCTGAAAATACAAGATCAGATGTTGCTGAAGAAGTTTCTTATAGAGCTGAAGAACATAAATTATCATATAAAGCTTTATATCCAACTCATTTTGAGCGAGAATCAACAGAAGGTATTTGGAAATTAAGTAACTATGGATATTTTGGTATAGGAACTGTTTTTGCTAATTCCATCTATCATTTATATCAAGGTCGTTTTAAACAAAATGCAGATTTATTTGCTAAACGTTGCCAAGAAATAATTGATGGTACGTTTACTACAAACGGTATGCGTAATTCAATTTAGGAAATAATTATGAGTAAAATTAGTATAGTAACTGCTTTTTTTGATATTGGTAGGGGAGAATGGACTCCAGATAAAGGATTGCCTCATTATTTACAAAGATCTACTGATGTTTATATCAAAAGGTTTTCTTATTTGTTGAACTTAGATACAGATATTACTGTTTATACATCTCCTGACCTTGTTAATACGTTGACAGAATTAAGCGTTGGTAAATTAGCAAAAACAACTATAGTTGGAATTGATTTATCTGAATTTGATAGTATAAAAGAACGTATTGTAGATATTCAGCAAAACGAATTATTTAAAAATAGTATTTCTCCGAATCAGCTAAAAAATCCTGAATATTGGAATTCAGATTATGTATTGGTTACTAACTTAAAAGCATATTTCGTCGATTTATCTATTAAAAATGGATTATCTAAAAATGATATGGTTGCTTGGATTGATTTTGGTTATTGTAGAAGCGAACAAAATATACCACAAAGTAATTCCTGGGAATATAATTTTGACCCAACAAAACTTCATTTATTTGCATATAAGCAATATGATGGTAAAAATATATTAGAAATAATTGCAACAAATGATGTATACATACTTGGAGCTAAAGTTGTTGCGCATAAATCTATGTGGTCAATTATGGCACAATTAATGAAATCTTCTCAAGATAAATTATTTGAAAATAATTTTGTTGATGACGATCAAGGTTTATGGTTAATTTCCAGTTTAATGGAACCCTATTTATTTGAGTTGCATACAATACCAGATCATCAATTAGGTGGAGATCCTTTTGTTTTGTTTAACGAGTTTAACGATACTGTATGAATAAATTAATAATTTTTGATTTAGATGGCGTTTTAATAGATTCTAGGAATTTACATTATTATGCTTTAAATGAAGCATTAAGTCATATTGATGATAGCTATACTATAAGTATAGAAGAGCATTTAAGCGTTTATGATGGATTAAATACTACAAAAAAGCTTAAATTATTAACTCAAACTAAAGGTTTAGAACCTAAACATTATGATACTATTTGGGAAAATAAACAAAATGCTACATTTAAATATATAAAAGAATTTCAGGAACACTTTTTATTACAAAAGATATTTGCTAAAATAAAAAATAGAGGTTATAAAATTGCTGTTGCTAGTAACTCAATAAGAGAAACTGTAAAATTATCTTTATTGAGTATCGGTGTATTAGAATTTGTTGACTATTACGTTAGTAATGAAGATGTAACTAGAACTAAACCATATCCAGAAATGTATTGGAAATGTATGATAGCTATGAATGCTCTTCCTAAAAATACAATAATTGTTGAAGATAGTCATATTGGTAGACAAGGAGCTATAGATTCTGGCGCGCATTTATTAGCAGTTGATGATTCTCATGAAGTTAATTCAGAACATATATTAGATAGGATTTATAATATGATGGATAAAATCGAAGGAGTTGGTAAAAAGCCTTTGCCATGGAAAGATACAAAATTAACAGTATTAATTCCAATGGCTGGCGCGGGTAGTAGGTTTTCTGCTGCAGGTTATACTTTCCCTAAACCTTTAATTGAGGTTAGAGGAAAACCTATGATTCAAGTTGTTGTTGAAAACTTGAATATAGAAGCTAATTATGTATTTTTAGTACAAAAAGAACACTATGAGCAATACAATTTAAAATATTTGTTAAATTTAATTGCGCCAAATTGTGAAATTGTATTGGTTGATGGTATTACTGAAGGTGCTGCTTGTACAACTTTATTAGCTAAAAAGTATATTGATAATGATAATCCATTGGTTATGACTAATTCTGATCAATTTATTGAATGGAATTCTAATGAATGTTTATATGCATTTTCAGCTGATGCTATTGATGGAGGTATATTAACATTTAATGCTACACACCCTAAATGGTCATATGCTAAAGTCGATGAAACTGGTTTTGTTTCTGAAGTTGCAGAAAAGAAAGTTATATCTGATCAAGCAACAGTAGGAGTTTATTATTGGAAAAAAGGTTCTGATTATGTTAAATATGCTGAACAAATGATTGAAAAGGATATACGAACTAATAATGAGTTTTATGTATGTCCAGTATTTAATGAAGCTATTGCTGATGGTAAAAAAATACGAGTAAAAACTGTTGAAAAAATGTGGGGTATTGGTACTCCTGAAGATTTAAATTATTTTCTAGATAATCATAAAGAATGAAAAACATTATATTTTTTATAACTCATAAAACATTAGGCGTTGAACACGCTACAGCTTGTTTTTATAGTTTATCTAAACAAGAAAATGTTTCTGGTAAATTTGATGCCTTATATATTTACAATACGCACCAAGATGAATTATCAAATGATACGTTAATAGATTTATACGAAAAATTTAATTTAAATACTTTTTTTGCTGAAATTAAATTATTTGATTATAATCCTAATACCGAAAAGGCATTAGGTGCAGATATATCAACTATTAGAAATTACGTTACGGAAAATTATGTTCAAGAAGATAGAGTTTTATTATTAAAATCTGATTGCCTTTTATCTAAAAATTATTTTAGCGATATTCTTTCTTTACCTGTAGATATTCCCGCATATTTTGTTGCTCCATTTATTTGTGCAAAAGAAAGAATAACTGATACTGAAATATTTGAATATATTTCTAGAGATTCGTATATTCAGTCAGATGATATAACGTTTTTTGTGGAAGATCAAATAGGTAGTAGTAATAATGATTTTAATAACCGTCCTGAAGTAAATATAACTGATAATAGCATAAAATTTACTTCTTGTTATGTTATTAGAGATTTTTCTTGTCATTTCCTTTCTGTTGGATTATTTGATTTCGTACATATAGCTGTTCAGAGTTGGGGTGGGGTTAATTTTTCTTCTTTATTTAAGTATTTTATTGGAACTAATCGAAGTTTTGTAGTTCACAAATATCATAGTATTGTTAGTGAAAACAGAGTTACAGATAGAGAAGGTCCAGTTGTTTCTTGGTTAAAGAGTTAGTGTATGAGAATAGCAGTTTTAATAGCAGGTCATATAAGATCATGGGATTTTTGTAAACAAAATTTTTTAGAAAATTTGTATAACGCCAATCATCAAATTGATGTTTTTGTTGACACGTATAATGAAATTTTTAGGTCAGATTATCATCTTCATAAAGAATATGAAATGAATATTATTAAAAATTCTGATCAAATTAAACAAATGTTTTCTGGTATTAATGTTGTAAATTTTGGTATAGAACCTGAGGTTGTTGGACCCCCTCAAGATATGCAAAAAAGAAAATTATTACGAGTATTTAATGATTTTTTACAACATGAAAATATTTATGGAACATATGATTTAGTTATAAGATATAGATTTGATATATTATTAAATAAACCTTTAAATTATGAATATATATTACAAGAATGTACCAATAATCCTAAATTAATTTTTATTGGTGATGGTGCTGTTCATATGCCGCAAAACGATATGATGGCAATATGTAATTTCGATGCATTTAAAATATATTTAAATAGATTAAATACTTATCCATATCAACTTGATCCAATGATACATCATTATAGTATGGATCATTTAATAGCAGATTTTGGAATTGAATATAGCCAAACAATTGGTATTTCTATTGTTAGGCTTGATGGTAATAAAAATTATAGGATTGAAAAATAATGGTGAATTTATATAATAATGAATCAGATATACATGATAATCAAAATATTTATGATTCGTTTAATAATTTTATTTTTAGTAATGATAGAAATGTTTTTAATAAATTACATAGTAAATTTGAATTTTACGATAAAACAAAACATTTACTTGGAGATATTGTAGAATGCGGGGTATTTAAAGGTTCTGGTTTATTATCTTGGTTGAAAATTTTGGATATTAATGAACCGCATAGTATTAAAAAGGTTATGGGTTTTGATTTTTTTAATCCATCATTTGTAGATGAATTAAAAGATGAAACTGATAAACGAACAATGCAACAAGTTTTTGATCGAGATAAAGATTTAGATTTAAATTCTATTTCATATGATGGTATATCTAAAAAAATTATTTCAGCTGGATTTAATACTTCTAAGTTTGAATTGATACAAGGTGATGTTAGTAAAACTTCTAAACAAATTGTTGTTTCTAGACCTGGATTTAGAATTAGCATTTTATATCTTGATATGGATTTAGCAGAACCAACATATGATGCATTAGTTAATTTTTGGGATAATATTGTTTCAGGTGGTATTGTTGTATTTGATGAATACGCATATCATAGTTGGAGCGAAGCTAATGGGGTAGATAAATTTATAAGAGAATTTGGTATTGAATTACATAGAACAAATATTAAAGCCCCTACTGCATATATTATTAAACCATGAAAACTGCAATATTATTAGTTGGAAACATAAGAACTTGGTCTTATTGTAAAGAAAATTTTTTACAAACATTTGGACATTTAAATCCTGATATTTTTGTGTCGACGTATAATTTACAGTATAATCATCATCCATATATACGAAATTTAATTGGAGATAATGAAGATGCATGGCTAACCAATGAAGAAATTGCTGATATTTTTTCTGGAATTAATGTTAAAAATATTAGTATTGATAGTAATTTACATTATAATTTGCCTGAAGATGTTAATAGTTTATTTACCGGATTAGAAACTACATTTTTTCAATATCTTAAATTTTTTCAATCTGTTCAAATAATGAATGAATATGATGAATATGATTTGGTTATTAAGACTCGTTGCGATTTATTATATAACCCAATTAATTTTGATAATGTTTTAAATTCTATTATTATTGATTCGGGTAATGTTTATCCTAATGATTGTATTTTAATCGCAAATAAAAATAATATTGTAAATATTTCTGAATTTATTATGCAAGAATTTTTTAATCCAATATATAGCAATAGTCATGATACTCCTCCACATGGACTATTGTGTAATGCTATTAACCATTTAAATATTCCTGTTCAGCAACAAAAAATTATGAATTGTGTTGTTAGAAAGGGAAATAAAATACAACAATATTAATATGAAAATTATATCGCATAGAGGAAATTTAACTGGACCTTGTTCAGATACAGAAAATCATCCCGATCAAATTAATTTATGTATATCTAAAGGATATGATGTAGAAATTGATTTGTGGTTTATAGATGGAGATTATTTTCTAGGGCATGACACTCCAACTTATAAAACTTCTTTTAGTTTTTTATTGGAAAGAAAGGATAAATTATGGATTCATTGCAAAAATCAAGATGCTGTATTTGCGTTGAATAACACTGGATTTAATTATTTTTGGCATCAAGAAGATGATATTACATTAACTTCTCAAGAATTTATTTGGGCTTATCCAGATAAGCATGCAAAATATTTTAAAAACCTTGTTATATTGGATTTTACAAAAAACGTTAATTTTGATTTTTATAAAAGCCGTGGAGTATATGCAGTTTGCATTGATTATATTATAGGTAATTAAAATGAAAATAGCTTTTCAAACGAATACAATTTGTCATAGAGGTACCACTGTGGCAATTTTAGATTATGCAAAATATAATCAGGAAATTTTAGGTAATGAGAGTATAATTGTTTATCCTACAAATTTTAGTGATTCTGGAGTTAGTTCTGATTCATTAACGCAACAAGATGTTTTGGTGGAAGTTAAGAAACAATTTACCGTAATCGGTTATACTTCTCTTGCTGAATTGGATAAAATAGTAGAAGATAATAATGTTGATGCTACTTATTTTATTAAAGGTGGATTTAATGATGGTTTAGTTACAACAAAATCTAAAAATTTAATTCATGCAGTATTTCAGGCTAATCAGCCTCATGGAGACAAATATGTTTATATCTCAGAATGGTTGTCGGATTATGTTAGTAATGGTAAAATTGATTTTGTTCCACATATAGTTGATTTACCAAAAACTAAACAAACTAATTTTAGAGAAAAATTAGGAATAGATAAAAATAAAATAGTTGTTGGTCGAATTGGTGGGTTGCACCAATTCGATATTCCTTTTGTGTTAGAAACTATTGCTCAATTTGCATACAAAAATTTAGATTATGTTTTTGTATTTGTAAATACATTTAAATTCATTAATTTACCAAATGTTATATTTATTGATCCAATAATTGATGAACAAGAAAAAACTGATTTTATTTTATCTTGTGATGCGATGATTCATGGTAGAAGCGATGGAGAATCTTTTGGTTTAGCTATTTGTGAAGGGTTATTTCATAATAAACCTGTATTTTGTTTTAATGGTGGTCGTGATAAACATCATATAACTTTATTAAAAGATAGTGGATTATTATATAATAATGCTATTGAATTGCGCGATATGTTACTTAATGTTAAATTATATAATAAAAATTATTCTAAATTAGTAGAAAAATTTAACCCGCATACAGTTATGGAAAAGTTTAAAACCGTTTTCCTTGATTAAAAGTGCTTGACAATATAGATGTTTTATATTATAATAGGGCATCTATTTAAAAAAAGGTGATATATGAAAGTATTGGTTACTGGTGGTTGCGGTTTTATTGGAAGTCATTTAATTGATGCACTAGTTGGCTCTGGTTATACCGTTGTTAATGTTGATGATTTGTCAGCTGATAATGATCAATTTTATTTTAATGAAAACGTTAAAAATTATCATTTTGATATTTGTAATACTAAACAATTAATTTCAGTTAGTAAAGGGTGTGAATTTATATTTCATTTAGCCGCTGAATCTAGATTAGGTGCTTCTATTGCTAATCCAAGAAAGGCAATTGATTCTAATATTAAAGGCGTTGTTTCTGTATTAGAAGCAGCAAAAGCAAATAAGATTAAAGGTATTGTTTTCTCTTCAACTTCTTCAATATATGGATTAAATACAAATTTTCCATTAAAAGAAACTGAGCGAGAAGATTGTTTAAACGCATATGCATCAACTAAATATGCAGCAGAATTATTTTTGAGAAACTATTATGAAATTTACGGAATTAAATCAGTTATTCTTCGCTATTTTAATGTTTATGGCGAACGTTCTCCCAAATCTGGCCAATATGCGCTAGTATTGGGTATCTTTGAAAAATTATTAAAAGATGGTAAACCATTAACAGTTACTGGTGATGGAACCCAAGAGCGAGATTTTATACATGTAAAAGATATTGCTCAGGCTAATATACGGTGTATTGCTAATTTTGATGCAAACCCAGATATGTGGAAAGCTCAAGTATTTAATATTGGATATGGACAAACAAAAACTATTAATGAAATTGCTAATACTTTATCAGATAGTATTGTTTATATTAAAAAACCCGCTGGTGAGGCATTAAATAATTTATCAGATAATACTAAATTTAAGTTAGCAACAGATTGGGTTCCAACTATAAATGTGCTTGACTGGATTAAAGAAAAACTATTATAATATAAATAGTTAATTATATTATACACATTAAACCAGAGAGGTTATATGCTAAGTTTTAAAGATTTTCTTGTTGAGAACGAGGAAGAAGGTGCTAAATTAAAGCACATTAAACATCCAGAAGATAGAGTTTTTGAAGGTTCAAATGGATATGCTCATGCTCGAGGTGCATTGCATCATGCGCATGATGCAATTAAATCTGGAGAACATAGCACTAACCTTACCATGAAATACGATGGATCTCCTTCCATCGTATATGGTCATCATCCAGAGAATGGTAAATTCTTTGTAGCCAGTAAATCTGCATTTAATAAAAATCCAAAAATAAATTATACTCACGAAGATATTGAGCAAAACCATGGCCATGCTCCTGGATTAGTTGAGAAGTTAAAAGATTCGTTGGATCATTTACATAAAATTACTCCAAAAAAGGGTGTATATCAAGGCGATTTAATGTTTAGTGGAGATGATAAGAAACATAATGATAATGGATCCGTATCATTTACTCCAAATACAATTAAATATACTGCTCACGGCGAAGAAGCAGATAAAGTTAAAAAAGCAAAATTAGGTATTGTTACTCATACTCAGTATCATGGAGATACCTTATCTTCTATGAAAGCTGATCCTCATCCAGATTTACATAATTTTAAATCTCATGATCATGTTTGGAGTAAAACTCCAGAACATGATACCAAAAACGTTCATTACAGCGAATCCGATCAAGCTAAATTTCAAAAACATATGGATGCCGCTGATAAAATTCATAAAGCGCATAAAGATACTATATATGATTCTACAGCACCTCATGGTGGTGACAGTGGGCATTTAGCGACATATATTAATCATACGGTTAGAACTGGCGAAAAACCTTCTGCAGATGGATTGCAGAATCATATAGCAGGTAAATATGAAAAACAAATTGATAAGTTAAAAAGTGATGCAGGTAAAGCTAGAAAACATACTGAACTGACTAGTCATCTATCTCATATTGCTGGTAATTCTGATCATTATAATCGTTTATTAAAAATGCATGGCCATTTACAGTCGGCTAAAAATATTTTAACCAAAACATTAAATCAACATGAAGGTGGATTAGAACACCATATTGGTGACAAAAGAACTAATCCGGAAGGATTTGTTATTCATCATAATGGAGAACCAACTAAACTTGTTAATAGAGAAGAATTTTCTAAAGCTAATTTGTTAAAGGTACGTTAATGAGCACTAAAAATCCTGTTGTTACTGCTTTTGGTAGAATGAATCCACCTACAACTGGGCACTTACAGTTAATTAATGCTGTTCGTTCTACTGCAGAAAAAGAAAATGCTGATCATGATATTATCGCTTCAGGTAGTCATGATCCAAAGAAAAATCCATTAACTTCAGAACACAAATTAAAACATTTATCTAGATATTCTCCTGGAACTAATTTTTCTGTAGCTGATTCTAAATCTCCAACATTATTACATCATTTATCTAAATTACACGATAAAGGTCATGATCATTTAATTTATGTTGCGGGTTCGGATCGCACAAAAGATATGGAAGAATTAATACATAAATATAATGGAGTGCCGTCTAAACATGGATATTATAATTTTAAAAAGATAGAAGTGCGTTCAGCTGGTCATAGAGATCCAAATGCAGAAGGAACTGCTGGTATGTCTGGAACTAAAATGCGAGAATTTGCTAAAAACAATGATTTTCATTCATTTAGACAAGGAGTTCCATCTCACGTTTCAGATGATCATGCAAAAGAATTGATGAGTGATGTTAAATCTGGTATGAATGTTCATGAATCATATATTCGTGGATTTTTAAACAAACTAAGACTATTTTAAAATGCAAAATAAACAAGCAATTTTTATTATCGGATCTCCTGGATCCGGAAAGGATGTCGTAATTAGAGATATTGCATCTAATTACGGTATTGTAGAATTTACGTCAACTCAAATTGATGAGATGTTGTATAATGACGCAGTATTTAAACGAGCTAAATCGGAAAAACAAGATTCTCTTTTAGAAAGATATTCCATACTCGTTACTGGAAATTTATTCGATCTGGGGTTTGTTATAACTAAAGATATATTAGAAACAATTGGTTATACAACGCATTTAATTGTTGTTGAGGCTAATTTAGGAATTGCTGTAGAACGATTAAAAGATAGAAAAAATTTAAAAGAATCATTGGATAGAATTAGTGTTGGAAATGCAAATAGACAAGCAATTATTAGTTTATTTAACTCTTATATTACTGTGGATAATTCAAAATCATTGGATTTAACTGAATCAAGAGAATTTATTTATGATATTTTAGAAGATTTAACATTTAAATCAGATTTACGTTTAGAAGAAATTGTAAAAATTAATTTGAAGAAAAAGGTTAATAAAATTGTTCCATTAAAACTTCCTGCCGATTCTTCTGATACTAGAAGTATGACTCCAGGAACATGGTCTGTTTATAATGGAGTTGCTGAATCAGTTGAATCGCCTAATTATGATATTTCTCCAATAGCTACTGGTCCTATGCAAAGTACCGCGTCTTCAACAGTTAGTATGCAATCTGATCAAGATAAAGAAAATACTAGAAAAGTGTTGAATAAAATTAAAAAAATAAATTTTAAAAAGGTGGTTCCCCGTGGAATTGGATGAACAAATGCATAATAAATTTACTTCATTAAAGTCTTTATTTAAATCTACTGATCCATCAAAGCATTTTCATGGAACTAAACCTAGAAAATTCTCTACTGGGAAAGATCAAATGGATCCATCTCATGCACAGTTAACTTCTAAATCAAATTCAAATAATGCTCCTGTATCAATGGGATTTAAAGATAAGTTACTGAATCATTATAGAGAAAATTTTACTGAATTAAATGAAGATAACTCAACTAGGATTTACCGTAATGCATTATCTGCTAAATCAGCTTATGCTGGAATTAAACTGTATTCAAAATATACTAATCCACAAATATTAAAAAATACTCGTAAATTTGCAAATAGAGAAAAACAGATAACTAAATCTGATAGTGAAAATAAAGCTGATACTGCATTAATGACTACTATAAACAGAGAGCATGAACATAATTATGAAATGCAACATCATCAACAGCATCATCCAGAGCCAGTAGAACCTAGATTAAAACAGCGCGTTTTATCTAAATTTATGCCAAAGAAACCAAATGTTTCTAGTTCTGCTATGCATAATTCGCGACAAATTGCACAGAAACAAGATTCATTAGCGGTTCATCGTGCGCCTACTGCTCATGCTGTACATATAGATACAACTCCATCACATTCAATTAGTCATCCAACTCCAGTGCATCCAGTAAAACCAAACAAAACTAAATAATAGGAGATATATAAATGGATTTACAAAGTATTAAAGCGCTTAAATTAGAAAATTCTTTATCTGATATTCAAATTACAGAAGAAATTGAACAAATTGATGAAGTTAGTAATTATGACCAAGTTGTAACTTATTATAGACATTTAGGATTAGATCCATATAAATTGCGTGGAATTACCGGAGCAAAACTTCGCGATAAAATTAAGAATTCTCCTGCATTTAAAGCATGGTTACAATTAAAAAATAGATTAGAAGATGTAGAACAAGATTCAACGAAATCATTAGTTGAAACAATTAAAGATGCTAAGAAAGATAGTATTGGAAAAAAGGCAAAAGTAACATTTTACGGTTATCCAGATAAAAATGCTAAAGTAAGTAATACTGACTTGGAGCAGGCTAATACTCCAAATAATTATCTTAACCAAAATTAAAACTTATTACCTATAAATTATGGATGACTTGACTGAAGATAATTTTTTATTATTTGCTGCAAAACATTATTATTCTGTGCATTATTCTATGACTGAATTTAATTCCGATTTAAAAAGAATAATTTACATTAAACGATTGTTAAAGAAATATAAAAAATCCGGCGAATTAGCTGAACGGTTAATTTTAAATCATTTAATATTATTATATAACGTTTTTGAACCAACTATAGCTGTAAATAAAATGTTGTTTTTTAAATTAGATGATAATTGCTATAGTGCATTAAAAACGTTTTTAGTTTATCTAAATAGAATGCCTACAGAAATTTTGTATGATGGAACTAAATTAATTTCCTCTGATATTCCTTTAGATATGGAAATCGCAAAAATATTAAGAGAATTATGAAAACATTTAAACAATTTTTAGAAGAAGATGGAGAAGGTGCTCCTGCTGCGGTTAGTACCGCTCCAACTAATACTACAAATGGTATAGCAGGACTTAAAGATCCTGGAGTAAAAATGCCAAGAAAAAAACAATCTCCAGTTATGACTGGAACTCCAATAACAAGGGCAGGATAAAATGGATAATAAATATAAAAATAAATTAACTTCTATTATTGAAGATTGCGGTTTTAATAGAACACGTAAAGCTAATCAAAAAGAAATAGAACAAGCTTTATTTGAAGCTACAAAACCTGGATATCCGCCTGAAGAAGCTCAAGATCCAAGTTCAAAAGAAGGAATTTCCAATGCAATTGCTTCTGAATTTTTTGCTCGTTGTAGAGCTCTAGCTACAACTACTCATTTTGCTCATTTAAGTACAGATTCTTTTTCGGAACATTCTGCTCTAACAACTTTTTATGTAGAAATTGTTGAAACTGTAGATAAATTCTGTGAAGCTTATATTGGATTATATGGTAAATTTATTAGTTTGCCTCCAATTGCTGCTGAAATGAAAATCGCAGTTGATGCTATTATAGAATTTAGGGATTGGATTTCTAAAAATAGAGGATTAATTACTGATGATACTTCTATGCAAAATATAATTGACGAATCTATTGAATTATGCAATACTACAATTTATAAATTACAAAAATTGAAATAACTGGTATTTGTTATGATGACTGTCAAAGAGGCAACCCCAATGATCCATTATAATAATTATAACGATAAAGAAATATTATCAAAAAGTAATATAGCAAAAAGACTTAACTTATTGCGATCTTTAGAAAATTATTCTCATAAACTAGATAAATTACTTGAACAAACATCAAAAATAGAAGATATTTCTCTAAAGGTGGGCAGATAATGGCAGATAATTCAACGTTGCATGATGTAAAAGTCGAAACGTTATCGGAATTAAAAGTTGAAGTTGCAGTCTTAAAACAAGAAGTCGGATTTATTAATAGGCTTTTTAGTAGAATCGAAGACGTAATTGATAAAATCGATACTCAACATGCAGCAGTATTAGATAAAACTACGAAAATAGAATATAACCTTCTTAATACTAAAGATGAATTAGAAGATTTATATAAAATATTAGAAGACTCTGAGAAAAATATTTCAAGTAGAATTAATGCTATTGAGAAGTTATTAACAGAGGAAATTAATTCTATGAATAAAATTTTAACTGATAGAGTTGATAAAAATGAAGCCAAAACTGTAGACCTATTACAATACAAATGGTTATTGTGGGGCGGCGGTGTAGTTGTTTTATGGATATTTTCAAATATTGATATGCTCAAAAAATTATTTGTAATAAAATAATGCTTTACTTTTTTATCTTTTCGTAGTATAATAAGCCTGAATATAAACTTCAGGCTTTTTTATTATGAGCATTTGGATAGATAGAAAATACATTTTAATGTTATCACCTAAGTTGGAACTCTTTAAACAAAAGAATACCAACCTATATACCATGCGTTGCCCATATTGCGGCGACTCTCAGAAAATGAAATCAAAAACTCGTGGATTCGTTTATGCAAAAAACGATAATTATTTCTACACGTGTTTTAATTGCGATAAAGGAACAACTCTTAGATCTTTGCTTGGTTATCTAGATCCTCATCTAGAACAAGAATATATCATGGAAAATTTCCAGGAAAAATTTACTGGAAAGAAAACTAATTCTATTGATAAACCTGCAATTCCAAAATTTAAAATTCAAGATAAAAAAATAGATTTACCTACTATTGCTGATTTAGACGACGATCATATCGCCAAAAAGTATATCTTAGATCGCAAAATACCAGAAAAATATCTTAAATATTTATTTTTTACTAATGATTTTAAGGCTTTTGTCGAATCGGTTTCTGATAAAAAGCTTGATCAAACTGGTCCAAGGGTAATTATTCCATTTTATTCTCGATCTGGAGATTTAGTTGCATTTCAGGGAAGAGCTCTTGATAGTTATTCCATGAGATATATAACAGTAAAGATTGACAGGGAACAAGAAAAGATTTTTGGGCTGGATAAAGTTGATCCAATGAAGCTGATTTATGTTGTAGAGGGTCCATTCGATTCTTTATTCCTACCAAACGCGATCGCAACTGCAGACTCAAATTTGGCCGCTGCAGCTAATGTGTTTGATAAGAGTAAGTTGATACTAATCCCTGACTGCGAGCCTAGAAACGCGAACATCGTTAAAAATATCGGGAAGTTTATTAAGAATGGGTTCTCTGTTTGTTTATTACCAGAATCATTTGGGGTCAAGGATATTAATGATGCAATAAAAAATGGCTTGACGCAGGAGGAATTATTAGTTATAATAAGTAATAACACCTTCTCTGGGTTACGAGCTGAACTGGAATACTTAAATTGGAAGAAAATATGACAACTAAAATAGAAAAAATTAATGCTAGCGAAGATGGAAATACGAAATTCCTTATTGATGGTCTAGAATACATGAGAGTTAGTGGCATTTGGTTTAGATGGGATAAATATCAGGTAAAATATATTCCAGAAGATAGACCGGAATTGGAAAGTTTATATTTGGAGACTTTTGGAAAATGATTCATTCTAATTTACGAAAAACTCCGAATGAATAAATAATTTATTTTGGAGATATTATGTTTTTACAAAATAAATATACAAATTTTTATTATGCTATTATTGCAAATTCAAAACACCGGGATTTACCTCAATATTATGAAAAGCATCATATTATACCGAAATGTTTAAATGGAAATGATTCTATTGATAATATCGCGAATTTAACTGCTAGGGAACATTTTATTTGTCATTTATTATTGACTAAAATGGTAGAAAATAATTCTGGGATTAAATTCGCTTTACATATGATGACGAATGTTAATGGAAATCAACAAAGAAATTATAAAATTAATTCTCGAATATATGATTATATTAAAAAGTTAAATTCAGAAGCTTGTTCTGAACGTAATCGTAATAGAGTATATACAACTGGAAGAAAAAAATATTTTAATACAATTATTGGAAAATATGAATTTTTTAATGACGGGGATATTATACCAGAAAGTTATACTAAAGGTTGGAATGCGGATTTTAAAGTAAATATATCATCTAAAAATAAAGGTCGAGTATATTACTATAATCCAGAAACTTTTGAAACTAAAGCATTTACTGCTGAACACACTATTCCTACTGGTTGGATAAAAGGTAATCCAAATGCCGATACATCAAGCGTTACGCAAATAAAAGGAAAAAAATATTTCCATAATCCGCTAACTTACGAAGAAAAACGATTAGATTTTTGTCCAGATAAATGGGTTAGTGGTAGAATATTTGTTTGGATTACAGATGGTAAACAAAATTTACAATACAATAAATATGAATCTATGCTACCTGGATTTAGATATGGTAGGACTAACATGAAAAAAGGAAAATAAATCTATGATAAAAAATGATTATGGTATTAAAGTTAAAATGATTGCAGATTCATTTTATGATTTTGATTCC